TGGAAGCTTGACATGCAGAGTGATTCTTTTTTGTCGAAAAATATACGGCCTCTTGTTATGGTTTTTTTAACAACAATGTTTACCTTGCTAGCGTTCACAGATGGAAACATAGGTGGATTTCAAGTACAGAAGGATTACATTCCAATCTTTCAATCATTATTAATCACAGTCTATGGAGCGTACTTTGTTGGACGCACATGGGAAAAAAATAAAAAGAATGGCAAGAGCGATGTTTAATGGGCCTAGAGTCTCTCACAAAAAGAAGAGACCAGGGGTTCACTCTAAGAATGCCTCAAGAGGGCAATCATCATATAAGCAACCATACAGAGGTCAGGGTAAATAAAATAAAATCCATATCTTTGTAAAAATTTAATAAAATGAAAAAAGTAGAAACAAAAGAGCTTGAGAAGGTAAATGCAATGAATGTAGAGTTTAACTCTCTTAAGAAAGCGATTGCAGATGCAGAGCTACAAAAGCATGTTGCCTTACACAAAATATCTTCACTTCAATCAGAGTTCAAAGAATTAGAATCTAAGCTCGTTGAAAAGTATGGAGATAACGTAATAATTAACCTAGAAACAGGAGAAATAAAAGAAAATGTCGAAGATAAGTAACCAAACATATTATCCAGCAGTAGCTCCAGCAGATGGAGATTTTGTTATTGGAACAGATGTAAGCGATTCTAGTGCAACAAAAACATTTTTGTTTTCAGATATTAAAACATATGTTGCTTCTGAATTAAATGTTACAAATGTTTTAAGTGGTTCGTCAACAAGTAACCAAGAGCCATCTGGGACAGATACAGCTCTTCAGGTTGAGTTTGGAGCTGCTCAAAAAACAGATACCGACCCAGTTAAGTTGGCGGTAGATGGAACAATAACGTTCAATACAGCTGGATTGTATTTGTTTAATGGTTATGGTAACTTTGAAAGACAAGGTTCTTCAGGAGGTTTATCAGTTATTTTGTTTAGAGCATTAATAAATGATACTCAATCTGGAATCATTAAAGCTGTTGAGCTTGAAAGTCCAAATGTCATGGTCCCTTATGAAACAACAATACCAATTAATGCTACTGCTGGTGATACTTTGAAGTGGCAGATAATGAGGGATAGCTCTGGAACTGGAGCTGGTGCAAACCAAGGTGGGCTTTATACTCATGCAAACTCTGGTCCTTGGGACGATGTTCCTTCAGCTTCAGTGGATATCTGGAAGATAGGGTAAATTAAAATAAAATAAAATGGATATAAGAAAGATATCCATAGGACCTGACTATAAGTCGGGTGCTATGCATTATATAGTGGGTCAAAACATTCTTAATGACAGCCACTCGATACATTTGATTCAGCACGATAAAGATAGAGATAGTATAAAGGTGTGGATTGAACGCAATGATGAGATATTTCTTTGGAAAGAGTTCAATGCAAACATGCCGATATCTGTCGAATACAATATCAACTTTGAATGAAGTCTCCTTTTTATTTTATCGTTGAGCCTGTCGGTGGTAGGCGTTATGATAATGTGAAAAAGATTGGGGATATAGACTTCATAACAAGCACTTCACAAGAAGACCACAAAGCATCTAATCGTTATGCTAAAGTTGTAGAGTGTCCATCTGGATACGATGGCCCTATTCAAAAGGGCGACACACTTCTTGTTCACCACAACGTATTTAAGGTTTACTACGACATGTATGGGAAGGAAAGAAGTGGATTTAGTTTCTTAAAAGACAAAACGTTTTTCCTAGAGCCCAATCAATTCTTTATGTATAAAAACAAAGATGGTTGGCATACGATAGGTGACTTTTGTTTTGTGAAACCAGATGAAGATTTAATTGGTTATATTAGATACAGCAATGAATTTCTTGAGGATTCTGGTGTGAATGTTGGAGATAGAATATGTTTTACTCCAGAGAGTGAATATGAATTTAATGTTGATGGTGAGATTCTTTATAGGATGAAGTCTAATGATATAGCTCTTGTTGTAGATGGAAGTTAGAAAGTTAAAGGAAGATATTATAAAAGCTGGAGAGGCGGCTGTAAAGGAGCTGATTAAGGTTGCTAAGGAGGATATTATCAAAAAGGGACTAGACGATTTGTCTCCAGAGTTAGCTGCTGATAGATTGAAGAATGCAGCTGCTACAAAGAAGCTAGCTATATTCGATGCATTTGAAATCTTAACAAGAATAGAGAATGAGAAGAATATGTTAGCTGGAAAGACTACAGAAAAAACAGAACAAAAACTACAGGGGTTTGCAGAAAGACGGTCAAAATAGTTTATATGAAGAGCTTCATGGCCATATCCCTAAGAATGTAATCTCAAACAAAAATAGGGCTAAGAGCTGGAAGTATGGATATGACGATAAATATGATATGGTTGTTATATCCAAAAACGGAACTATTGATTCTGTAATATCTATTAGTGGATTGAATATAGCTCTACCCAAAAAACCACGTAAAGTTTTTTCACGACACAAAGATTCTTCTGAGCAATACTGGGAAGTTCAAGAGTATCCCAAAGAGCTTTCAAGGATACCAAGTATATTCCAGTGGCATGAGTCTGCTCAAGAATTCAAGGACAAGTGGGTTGATTACATAGAGGAAGAGTTCAACAGAAGAGAGGATGGCCTGTGGTTTATGAACAATGGAAAGCCAACATACATAACAGGAACTCACTACATGTATCTTCAGTGGACTAAAATAGATGTTGGAAACCCAGAGTTTCGTGAAGCAAACAGATTGTTTTTTTTGTATTGGGAAGCTTGTAAGGCAGACCAAAGAAGTTTTGGAATGGTGTATTTAAAGATACGTCGTTCTGGATTTTCGTTTATGTCTTCTTCTGAGTGTGTGAATACTGGAACGCTTGCCAAAGATGCAAGGGTTGGAATATTGTCAAAGACAGGTTCTGATGCAAAGAAAATGTTTACAGACAAAGTAGTGCCTATATCAAACAACTACCCATTCTTTTTCAAACCCATACAGGATGGTATGGACAAACCAAAGACTGAGCTTGCATATCGTGTTCCAGCATCTAAGATTACAAAGAAGAACATGAACTCTGTATCTGACATTGTGTTCGAAGGATTAGACACAACTATTGACTGGAAGAATACGGGTGATAACTCTTATGATGGTGAAAAGCTTTTACTTCTTGTACATGATGAAAGTGGCAAGTGGGACAAACCAGATAACATTCTTAACAACTGGCGTGTAACAAAAACCTGTCTTAGGTTGGGTAGAAGAATTATAGGTAAATGTCTGATGGGCTCTACATCAAATGCTTTGGACAAAGGCGGAGAGAACTTTAAGAAGTTGTACTACGATTCTGACATAACAAAAAGAAACTCAAACGGACAGACAAAGAGTGGAATGTACAGTTTGTTTATTCCTATGGAATGGAACATGGAAGGGTTTATTGATAGATATGGAATGCCAGTTTTAGATACTCCAACAAAACCAGTCTTAGATTCTTATGGTGATTACATTCCTCAAGGAGCTTTGGAGTATTGGGACAATGAGGTTGAAAGTTTAAAGAACGACCCAGACGCACTTAATGAGTTTTACAGACAGTTTCCAAGAACAGAGTCACATGCATTTAGAGATGAAACCAAGTCTTCTATATTCAATCTAACAAAGATATATCAGCAAGTAGACTACAATGATTCTATTATAAAAGAAAAGTATTTAACTAAAGGTTCTTTTCACTGGAAAGATGGCGTTGAAGATTCGCAAGTAATATGGACTCCAGACCCAAGAGGTAGATTCCTAGTGTCGTGGATACCAAGTAAAGCCCTTCAAAATAGAATAGTAGTTAAGAATGGAGTAAAGTATCCTGGCAACGAGCATATAGGTTCGTTTGGTTGTGACTCATATGATATATCAGGTACAGTTGTGGGCAGAGGTTCTAATGGAGCTTTGCATGGACTTACGAAGTTTAATATGGATGAAGCTCCAAGCAATGAGTTTTTCCTTGAGTATATAGCCAGACCTCAAACAGCAGAGATATTTTTTGAAGAGGTGCTTATGGCGTGCGTATTTTACGGAATGCCAGTGCTTGTGGAAAACAACAAGCCAAGACTTCTGTATCACATGAAGAACAGAGGATATAGAGGGTTCTCAATGAATAGGCCAGATAAGGCCTTTAACAAGCTCTCTAAGTCAGAGAAAGAGATTGGGGGGATACCCAACTCATCTGAAGATGTAAAGCAGGCTCACGCCTCAGCTATTGAGTCTTACATAGAGAAGTATGTAGGTATAGATTTTAATGGTGATTATAGAGATGCGGGTGATATGGGGGCTATGTATTTTACAAGAACATTAGAGGATTGGGCAAAGTTTGATATTAACAATAGAACTAAATTTGATGCAGCTATTAGCTCTGGATTGTCTATTATGGCTAACCAAAGAACTAAATATACACCCCAGAAAAGACAGTCAAAAATAAACATTAAATTTGCAAGATATAATAATAAGGGAATTTACAGCGAAATAATAACATGAAGGAAGTAACCATATCAGTTAATAGCGCATCGTTTCCAAGTCAATTTGTTAGCGACTCAGAGAAGGCTTCTATGGAGTTCGGTCTCCAGGTTGGACAAGCTATTCAGTACGAATGGTTCAGACGTGGTGGTGGTGACTGTAAGTTCTACAGACAATTAGATGATTTCCACAGATTGAGATTGTATGCTCGAGGGGAACAGTCTGTAGGAAAATATAAAAACGAATTAGCGGTAGACGGAGATTTATCGTATCTAAATTTAGATTGGACTCCGATACCAATCATACCAAAGTTTGTAGATATAGTTGTGAATGGAATGTCTGATAGATTATTCTCTATCAATACATATGCACAAGACGCTATGTCTGCTGAAAAAAGAATTGCTTATCAAGATATGATTGAAACCGATATGGTTGCAAAAGATTTCTTGGAGCAAATGAATGATAGTTTTGGTATAGATGCATTTGCTGTACCACAGCAAGATATTCCAGAAAGCGATGAAGAGCTGGCTCTTCACATGCAGCTTAAGTACAAGCCATCTATTGAGATAGCTCAAGAGCAAGCAATCAATACTGTTCTTGATGAGAATCATTACGATGAGACTAAAAAAAGAGTAAACTATGATTTAACCACAATAGGTATGGGAGCTGTCAAGCATAGCTTTTTACCTGGAGCTGGAGTTAAGGTTGATTATGTAGACCCAGCAAACTTAGTTTACAGCTATACTGAGGACAATAACTTTAGAGATTGTTTCTACTGGGGTGAGATTAAAACTGTTCCAGTAACTGAACTCAGAAAGATTGACCCTACTCTAACTAACGAAGATTTAGATAACATTTCAAAGTACAGCCAAAGCTGGTACGATTACTACAATGTATCTAGGTTCTATGAAAACTCTATGTTTAATAGAGATACAGCTACACTTCTTTACTTCAGCTACAAAACCGACAAGAGCTTTGTTTACAAAAAGAAACTTCTTGATAATGGTGGACAGCGTGTAATCGAGAAAGACGATTCATTTAACCCACCAGAAGAAATGATGGAGGAAGGAAGATTCGAAAGAATTGAAAAGAAGATAGAAGTATGGTATGAAGGCGTGATGGTTATGGGAACAAACATTATGCTCAAGTGGGAGATGGCAAAGAATATGGTTCGTCCTAAGTCAGCTTCACAGCATGTTTCTTCTCCATATGTTGTTAACGCACCAAGAATGTACAAAGGTGTAATTGAATCTTTGGTTAGAAGAATGATTACATTTGCTGACCTTATTCAGATTACACACTTAAAGTTACAACAAGTCATATCTAAAGTAGTTCCAGATGGTGTGTTTATAGATGCCGATGGACTCAGCGAGGTTGACCTTGGAAACGGTGGAGTGTATAATCCAGAAGATGCATTAAGACTTTACTTCCAAACAGGTTCTGTTATAGGAAGAAGCTACACTCAAGACGGTGAGTTTAATAATGCAAGAGTTCCAATCCAACAGCTTACAAGTAACTCTGGTCAAGCAAAGATTGCTAGTTTAATTGGCAGTTATAATCACTATCTCAACATGATGCGTGATGTAACAGGTCTTAATGAAGCTAGAGATGGAAGTAAGATTGACCCAGATTCATTGGTTGGTTTACAGAAACTTGCAGCAGCAAACTCGAATACAGCAACAAGACATGTATTAGATGCTAGTTTACAAATAACCAAGGCACTAGCAGAAGGTTTATCTTGTAGAATATCAGACATATTAGAGTACTCTGATTTCAAAGAAGAGTTTGCAATGCAGATAGGTAAGTACAATGTAGCTACACTTGAGGATACTAAAGACTTATATCTGTACGACTTTGGAATATTTATTGAGCTTTCTCCAGATGAGGAGGAAAAGGCTCAGTTAGAAGCGAACATACAAACCGCCCTGTCAAGAGACCAGATACATCTGGAAGATGCAATTGATATTCGAGATGTCAAAAACCTGAAGGTTGCCAATCAACTTCTTAAATTAAAGAGAAAAAAGAAAGAAGAAAACGACCTTCAGAAAAGTATGATGCAACAACAGGCTCAAGCGCAAGTAAACCAGCAATCACAAGCTATGGCTGCAGAAGCTGCACTGGCTAAGATTGAAGCTGAGAAGCGTTCTAAGATGGAGCTTAAGCAAGCTGAGGTTGCATTTGATATTGAAAAACTAAAGAATGAGGCTGCTCTTAAATCACAGCTTATGCAACTTGAGTTTGACATGAACATGCAACTCAAAGGTATTGAGTCTGATTCTTTGCAGAAAAGAGAAGATAACAGAGAGCAGGCTAAAGCTGATAGAATTAGTCAGCAAAACACACAGCAATCTAAGCTAATAGACCAGCGTAAAAACAATCTACCTCCTATGAGTTTTGAGTCAAACGAGGACAGTTTAGATGGCTTTGACTTGGCAGAGTTTGAGCCAAGATAAGAATATATTTTTTTAATTAACTTTGCATAAAAATTTAATCAAATGTCAGATATACAAGTGAAGGTATTGGATGATACCTTAAAAGAGAAATCAGTTCAGGAAGTAGAGCAAGATTTGCTAAACAAACATGAACAAGAACAAAACGAAACTGAACAAGAAGAAGTTCAGGAAGTAAACGAAAATTCTACAGAGGATGCTCAAGAGCAACCAGTAGAACAAGAAGAGCAAGAGAGCCCAGCTCCCGAGCTCGGAGAAGAAGACGTTCTTTCATATATTAGAAATAGGTACGATAAGGAAATTAATTCTGTCGAAGAGCTTTTTGAAGAGAGAGCTCAGTCAGAAGAACTTCCTGAGGATGTATCGGCTTTCTTAAAATACAAGAAAGAAACTGGTAGAGGTATTCAGGACTTCATGAGAATCAATAGAGATTATGATGAAATGGATGCTGACCAGATTTTGGCTGAGTATTATTCTGCTACAGAACAAGACCTAGACAAAGAAGACATTAATTATTTGCTGAACGAAAAGTTTGCATATGATGATGATGTTGACGATGAAAAGGAAATTAAGCAGAAACAAATAGCCAAAAAAAGAGAGCTTGCAAAAGCTAAGAAGTACTTCAATGATTTGAAGGAAACGTATAAGACTCCGCTTGAGTCAAGTGGCGGTCTTGTTTCTGAAGAAGAAAAGAAGGACTACGAAGCTTACAAGAAATATATCCAAGAGTCCAAGAGTGTTGAAGAGGAAACTGTTAAGCGCTCTGAGTATTTTCAAAAGAAGACGGATGAAGTCTTCTCCAATGATTTCAAAGGTTTTGATTTTAGCATTGGTGAAGGAAACTTATCCTATCTTCCTGGAGATGCAAAGGAGCTTAAGGCTACTCAATCGGATATAAACAATTTTATATCTAAGTTTTTAGATAAGAATGGTATGATATCGGACGCTAGTGGATACCACAAAGCTATCGCTGTAGCTATGAACCCTGATAAATTTGCTAAGTTTTTTTACGAGCAAGGTCAAGCGAATGCAATTGATGATGCAACTAAAAAGGCTAAGAACATTGACATGGGTGTTAGAGAAACGCCTAAGGATATGAATAACAAAGGATTCAGTGTTAGAGCAATGGATGATAGTAGTGGAAGAGGACTCAAAATAAAGAGTAATAAAAAATAACAAAACATTTAAAAAATAAAAAATGGCTTTTACTATTACGCCGACAAGCACGGCACTACAACCATCAGCTGAGAGAGTTGCTTTAAGCACTAACTACCTTGGTAATGATGACTTTACATTTGCGCAGCAATACCTTCCTGATTTGATGGAGAAGGAATTTGAGCGCTACGGAAATCGCTCTGTATCTTCATTCCTTCGAATGGTAGGTGCTGAGATGCCTTCTAACTCTGACCTTATCAAATGGGCTGAGCAAGGAAGATTACACATTAAGTTCACTAACTGTGCGTCTGGTGCAGCTACAAGTGCTGATACAGCAACTATTACTGTTAATGACGCTGATGCTCCTGCTGCTGGAAAACTTCCTTTGAAAGTTGGACAGACAGTAATGCTTTCAGACAACACAGCTTCTTCTACATTTTCAAATAAAGCAATTATCACTGCTGTTAGCACAACTGCTAACACTTTTGATGTAGCTTATTATGAGGCAGCTGGTCAACAGTTTGATACTTCTGATGTACTTACTGTATTTGTTTATGGTTCTGAGTACAACAAAGGAACTGATGCTTCTGATTTGATTTCAGTTGATGCTGATGACAATATCTTCGAGAACAAGCCTATTATCTTAAAAGAGAAGTATGCTGTTTCTGGTTCTGATATGGCTCAAATCGGTTGGATTGAAGTAACTACTGAAAACGGTGCGACTGGATACCTATGGTATATTAAGTCTGAGCACGAAACTCGTTTACGATTTGAAGATTACCTTGAAACTGCAATGGTTGAGGCTGTTCCAGCTGAAGCTGCTTCTGGTGCTGGTGATTATCTTCAAGGAGTTGGTGCTGGTTTAAGTGCAGCTGGACTTAGTGGTTCTGAGGGACTATTCCACCAAGTTGAAAACAGAGGTAACGTTGCTGACGGAAGTTTAGATGCACTTGAAGACTTTGACAATGTTGTTAAGCGTCTTGATAAAGAAGGTGCTATTGAAGAGAATGTTCTTTTCATTGACCGTCAATTGAGCTTTAGCATCGACGATATGTTGGCTGCTCAAAACTCTTACGGTACTAATGGTACTTCTTATGGATTGTTTGACAATGACGAAGACATGGCCCTTAACCTTGGATTCTCTGGATTCCGCAGAGGGTATGACTTCTACAAGTCTGACTGGAAATACTTGAATGACGCTACTATGAGAGGTGGAGTTGTTGGAGGAGCTGTCAATGGTATTCTTGTACCTGCTGGTTCTACAACTGTTTATGACCAAGTTCTTGGTAAAAACGCTAAACGTCCATTCTTACACGTGCGTTATAGAGCTTCTGAAACTGAAGACCGTAAGTACAAAACATGGATTACAGGTTCTGCTGGAGGCGCTTCTTCAAGCGACCTTGATGCAATGCAAGTTAATTACTTGTCTGAGCGTGCAATTTGTGTACTTGGTGCTAACAACTTCTTCTTATTCGAAGACTAATATCTATGGGGGAGGGAGTTTCTCTCCCCCTTTTTTTTAACTTTAATTAAAATTTTAATACAATGGCAAAGAAACAAGCCGTCCTTACGGACAAAGTTTACAGACTAAAACGAAGCACAACGCCACTTAGCTATATGCTTCAAACTAAAAGCTCAAAAAGAAAACCACTTCTTTATTTTGATGGGCAAACCAACAGAGAGCTTAGATACGCAAGAAACCAAAAGACACCTTTTTTAGACGAGCAAGACGGTAATGCTGTTCTTGAACCAGTTATTTTTGAAACAGGTCTTTTGTATGTTCCTAAAACAAATCCAGTGCTGCAGGAGTTTTTGAGTTACCACCCTGGTAACGGTAGTGTATTTGATGTTGTTGACAACGAAAAAGATGCTGCGGTTGAGGTTGAAACATTAGACCATCAACTAGAAGCTCAGATTCAAGCTCGTGATTTAGAACTTGAAGTTATAGAAACATTGTGCAGAGTATTACTTGGTCAGAATGTAGACAAGATGACAAGTGCAGAAATGAAACGAGACATTAGGTTGTTTGCTAAAAACAATCCAGTTGACTTCCTTGACGCTCTTAATGACCCAATGCTCAAGCTTCAGGATTTGTGTTACAGATTATTTGATGAAGGTGTAGTTACTCTTAAAAACAATAAGAAAGATATTTACTACAACCTAAAGTCAAACAAAAACAAAATCATGACAGTGCCATTTGGTGAAGACCCAGTGTTTATGCTGGCATCATACTTCCAAACAGATGATGGTATTGAGGTGATGAAGATTTTAGAAAACAAGATTGAATCTTCTGAAGACTAACAAAAATTACAGACATTGTAAGGGGCTCTAATTTTAGAGCCCTTTCTTTTTTTGCTTATCTTTGTGTAAATTTTTACGATGATAAACTCTGTAAGAACAACAGTATTGGCCATAGCTAATAAGAATAACTTTGGCTACATATCACCGAATGATTTCAACCTCTATGCAAAGCAGGCTCAACTTGATTTGTTTGAGGATTATTTCTATGCATACAATGCACAGATAAGAAAAGAAAACGCAAGGCAATCAGGGACTGGGTATGCTGATATCACAAAAGGTTTGGCGGAAGTAATTGATTCTTTTTCTATTGTTACTAATTTATCTAATTCTGTTGGTACGGAAAGTAATGTGTATATAGCACCTTCTAATTACTATTTAATAAACTCTTTAACAAGATTAGACAGAGATACTGGGGAAATTAAGAATGAAATAGAAAAGGTAAGTCAAACAAAATATTATGCATTACAAATGTCTAATCTTACAAAACCAACTGAAGATTATCCTGTTTATGTTTTAGACAATAATAATATAACAGTTTATCCAAGAACTATAATTGGTAATAACTCTGTGTCTTGTTCTTACATAAGATATCCAAGAGACCCCAAGTGGACGTATATTGACATTGCTTCTGGAGAACCTGTATTTGATGCAACTGCATCTGACTATCAGGATTTCGAGCTACCACTATCTGATGAACCATCTTTGATTATGAAGATACTTCAGTACGCTGGCGTTTCGATAAGAGAAAAAGACCTTGTGGCTTTTGCAAACAATGAAGAACTAAAAGAACAACAACAAGAACAATAAGATGGCTTATATATCTGATTTCACATATTACGAAGAAGACAACGGAGAAAACTTTGGTTCGTCTCAGTATATAAAGTTATCTGAGATTGTAAACAATTTTATGTTGATGTATGTTGGAAACCACGAGATTATCAACAACATACCAAGGTACAAGGTTTTGTTCCATGCAAAGCGTGCTATTCAAGAGCTTCACTATGATGCAATGAGAGATGTAAAAGTTCTTGAGCAATCAGTTACGGATAGACTTCAGGTTATATTGCCAAGTGATTATGTGAACTATGTTCGCATATCAATGTATAAGGACAACATATTGTTCCCACTTGTTGAGAACATGCAAACGAATTATTCTAAAGCATATCTAAAAGATAACAACGACAAGATATTGTTTGACAATGATGGTAGGGTTTTAGAAGGATTATCTGACCTTGATTACGACAGAATCAATAAACTTCAGAAGAGTTTATACCTAGGAGATGGTATAATGAATGGAGAAAGAGGTTATTATGATGGAGAAAACTGGTATTTTGATAGAGTCATAGGAGCTCGCTACGGACTTAATACAGAGACAGCTAACATCAACCCTACCTTTAGAATAGATAATCGCTCAGGAGTTATTAATTTTAGCTCTGAAGTTGTAGAGGGACAGAAGATTATTATCGAATACATATCAGATGGATTAGAGAAGGGTGAGGATAATCAAGTTGTTGTAAACAAACTTGCTGAAGAATTTATATATGCCTATATTAGGTACATGATATTGAGCACAAAGCTAGGCGTTCAGGAATATATTGTTCGAAGAGCACAAAAAGAAAAGACAGCTTTGTATCGAAATGCTAAGTTAAGAATGAGTAATCTACACCCAAGCAGACTTCTTATGAGTCTACGGGGTCAATATAAGTGGATAAAGTAATATGATTACAAAGACTACTTTCATAAAAGGCGTGATGAATAAGAGCGTCGATGAACGCTTGTTACCTCAAGGCGAATACATTGACGGACTTAACATTAGAGCTGGCTCTACTGAAGATAGTGAGATTGGAGCTATAGAAAACTCAAAAGGAAATGAGCTCTTAACAAATATACCTGATGGCATTACAACTCTTGAATACAATGGAACTCCTCTTGATGAGAGTAATGGAGCTATGTGTATCGGAGCCTATGAAGACGGAGCTAACGAAACCATATACTTTTTTGTAACAAGTGAGATTGCAGATATCATCGCATCTTGGACTGTAGGTGAAGATGGTGTTAGCGGTGGTATTAGATATCATGTTATTAGTACATCTGTACTTAACTTTAGCAAAGAAAACAGAATTGTAGGTATAGATAAGGTAGATGACCTTTTATTCTTTACAGACAATTTAAATCCTCCACGAAAGATAAATGTAACACGCCCATATGGAGAGCCAGTAAATGATGTCGACTCAATTACAGAAGAGGATTTGTCTGTGATTGTAAAACCACCATTGAATGCACCTACCATATCAACCTTTAATTCAGAGAGAAGAGGTAACTATCTTGAAGATAAGATTATAACATTCTCATATAGATGGAGATATCAAGACGGAGAGTATAGTGCCCTGTCTCCATTTTCAGAGGCTGCATTTTCACCTATTGGATTTCGATTGGATTTAGATGGATTGTTCAATGCTGGAATGAAAAACAGAATGAACAATGCTGTTGTTGAGGTTGAAACAGGAAATGATAGGGTTAAGGAAATTCAGATTTGTTTTAAAAGAAGTGGAGATAACAGTGTTTACGTTATAGATAATTACGATAAAGAAGGTTTAGATATTGACAGTGACTCAACTTTCAATATAAACTTTGATAATAGTAAAATATATACGGTTCTGCCTCAAGAAGAATTGTTTAGGTTGTACGACAATGTTCCTAAGAAAGCTAAAGCCCAAACAATTATGGGCAATAGGGTTATGTATGGGAACTATATTGATGGTCACAACATGCAAGTTACTGAAGGAGGAAGGGAAGTTGAAGTTGATTTTGATGCTAGTCTAATTTCTTCTGAAGTCTTTACAAAGTCAGTGGATACAGAAACATTTAATTCATCTGCATATGATATTGACCCTGCCAATACAGGATATTCAGTTACTGACGCTGGTGTAAGAGTTGATTTTACAAACTTCCTATCTTCAAATGAACTTTCAAAGGGCTCTGTTGTTACGTTTACTTTTAATATATCTCATGATAGTTATACCACTTCAGGTACAGCTCCAACAGATTTTCAAGACTCATTTAATATAAGCTCATCTATTGTACTTAGTCAAGATTATGCAAGTGCAAATGATTTGATGGGTTCTCCTGAGTTTGCTGCATTTATAGGAACGACAAATAACATAAAGCCAATAGCTGATGCGGATGAGGGGGGAACTTTAACAGATTTATTTAACGCAAACGTATCTACATCCGCTTTGCCAGGGGGGTACTCAAAAGCAGGCAGTGGATTAACTGCAATAGGACAAGGATTCGAATATAGTTTATATACAACAAACACTCCTTCAATATTGTGTAACGCAATGAAGTATACTCATGCTACAGACCCAGATATCTATGAGTATTTTTCTTTTAACATTGCATCTGTTGACGTTACAAGTCCAGAAGGGTTTGAAAGTTTACACAGCAACAGAAACTATTCACTTGGGATTGTATACCTAGACGAACAAGGAAGACAGTCAACTGTGTTTACTTCTCAAAATAATGGAGTATATACAAGAGCTAGAAACTCTGTAAATAAAAATCAAGTTAGGCTACAAATAAATAGTCAGCCACCATATTGGGCTACTGCATACAGACCTGTTATAAAACCTACTTACGGTACATATGAAACGATATATTCTATCACCGTTTTCGAGGACAGCACATTTGCATATTTTCTTTTAGATGGCGAAAATGCTAGAAAGGTAAATGAAGGCGATAAGCTTATTGTGAAATCAGACGAAAGTGGAGCTTTAGATAAACTTGTTGAAACAACAGTACTGGACGTATCCACGCAAGAGGCAAACTTTTTAATTCCTAATGACGCAGGTTCAGAGGGTGTTGTTCAGCCAGCTGGCGTTTATATGAAGCTTAAGCCAACTAACTTTACTGTAAATGCTAATATTAGTGAAGACACTGAAGATTTGTTTTTCTTAGGTGACAGTGGAAAAGTAAATGGTTTAGTTACAGAACAGAACAGCAAGGGAAATAATATTAAGGGAAGGGCTCTTGGAGCAACATTAATAACAGAAGAGGTTAGCGGTACTCATGTGCCTGTTGCCATTCCAGCTGGGACTAAGGTTATTTTAAGCTATGAGGTTGGGTGGAATCAAGGAGTTGTATCTGGATGTTCATTACAAGCAACAGGAGCTGAGTTTATAGCTCAAGCTGATTATGTTGACTTTAGAGAAATGGTTGACGCTCAAAATATAAATTTATCTCAGCCTGGAACATATGTGAATCAAGGTTCAATATATCCTTGTTATTCAGCATCTCAAGATACTACATTGTATACCAGCACAGATACTGTAATGACTGCAGCTGGCTCAAATCCAGAAAGAGGACAACATCAATTTGATTTTGTTAAAGACAGCAATTCTGGGGCAATAGCTCTTAGGCTTATAAGTGGCGCAGAAATTACTGGAACAGACTTAGTTGGTAGTAATATTTCTGACGCTGGAATTGCAATAACATATCAATTTTCTTCTGTATCAGAGACTGACTCTGGAGCTTTTGTTTTTGAAACAAAACCAGTGGCTATTGACAATGAAATATATTTTGAATCTTCAGAAACATTCTTAATACAAGATGGTGAGCATCAAGGGAATGAGCAAAACCAATTTGGTGGAGCACCAGCTATTTCAACATTAGACTTTTTCGATTGCTATACTTTTGGAAATGGTGTAGAAAGTTACAAGATAGAAGACCTTATTGCTGGAGACCCATTGCTTATAGGACAAAGAACAACTTCTGTATCTGAGCAAGACTACAAAGAGGCGCATAGATTTGCATCTATAACTTACTCAGGGGTTTACAATGCAGAAACAAACTTAAACAAGCTCAACCAATTTAACCTATCACTTGCAAACTACAGTGATTTAGAGAAGTCCTTTGGTAAGATTGGCATATTGCACGCTAGAGAAACAGACCTACTTGTTCTTCAGGAGGATAGAGTTTCTTATGTATTGCAAGGAAAAAACCTATTATCTGATTCCATTGGGGGTGGTGCTGTAACATCTGTCCCTGAAGTTTTAGGAACTCAGATTGCACGAAACGAAGAGTATGGTATATCAGCTGATGCTGAAACATTCGCTCACTTTGGAAATGAAGTGTTCTTTACGGACTCTAAAAGAGGTGCTGTACTTAGCTTAATAGGAGGAAGTTACAAACAAGATAAGCTAATCCCTATATCTGAATTAGGAATGCGCTCTTACTTTAGAGATACATTTATAGAATCATTCAGGTCATACAAGCTTGGTGGCTTTGACCCATATATGAACGAATATGTTCTTACCATAAACGAAGATGAGCAAGATGTTGTAACACCAATAATAGAAGAAGTAGAGTGTTCTCCAGATAATGAATTCACAACAGAACTAATTAGCCAAGATACATATGAGGTTCAGTTTGACCCATTCATTGGTACAGTTGAGATAGACTACACCGTTCAAAGTATTAATGAAACTATCATGCAGGTTGTTTGGGATGACACTCAAGTTGTTAATAGTGTTATTAGTGGAACAGGAAGCGTAAGTTTCTCAAAAACAAAGAACTATCCAGACACGGCTACTGTAACTATTAGCTGTCCAGGATTAGATGTTCAGCCATGTAATCAGGGAATGGATGTATTGTTCCTTGTGGATTACAGCTCACTATCAGGTTCAACTTGGATGCCAGAACATCTTCAGACTTTGAAAAACGACATGAGTAGTATCATAACTACAATAGAGCAGCAATCTGGAGGAGATTATAGACTGGGGCTTGTTACTTATGAGTCTATTGAAGATTCAAACATACCATCATTTAATGGAGAAACTACTGCTGTTGGTGGTGCAGACAGGTTGATTGATTCAAATGCTAATTTTGTTGGTGTATTTCAAAAAGCTAGAGGTTTAAATCCGTTTGATGGCTCTAACGTTTCTTTTAAAATAAGTTCAACTGAACTTCAAGTTGCTGATGATGGTTACTTTAATGTAGTTGGAATGCCCTATGCTGTTGGTACTCAACTAACGGGCGATTGGCCAAAATATACAGTTCAAGGTGATTATCATTATTTACCTTCTGCACAAAAATACATTGATACAGATTCATCATATATTCCATATATTACTTGCTTTGAAAAACTTTCTGCTGGAAATAAAGATTCTTTCAATAGATACTTAAGGTCTATAGGTAGAAATAATTTTGCCAGCAGTCACTTGCAAGGAAGCACTACATCAACAGCTACCAACAAACTTATTGATGGTAATGCAACATTTGTAACTGATGGCATTCGACCTGGTGATGTAATATATAAATATCAATCAGACCCAAGCACATGGTCTTCTGGAATTTCAGCTACAGTTGTTTCTGTAGATAGCGAAACTCAGCTTACTTTAGATGCCAATATATTTTTTCCAGTTGTTGGAGATTTATGGACATACGGAACTCAACAAGGAACAGATGCAGTGAGAGGATTTACTCCACTTATCTATAAAAGCCAGCCATCTGGGGTTGCTTTGAGTAGAATTGTTGAGCACAATTTAGCTGGAGCATTTAGAAACAATGTAAACAAACAAATTATTCTATACACAAACACCAAACCTGGAGGTGAAAACGCATTCCATAATCAAGGAGATGCAGATGAGTTTTTAAGATTGGCTTCAATATGTAATGATTTAGGAATAGTTCTTAATATCATAGGTCCAAATGAAAACCCCTACGAGCCAAACACAAATGTATATGCAGATGCTGTATCAATTACAAATGGCGTTAGAGTCAATAGTTTTGCGTCTGGCTCAGTTCTTTCAGCTATTGAAAGTACTTGTGGTGCAGAGAGAACAATACCATCATACAGATGTGACCAAGACATAACCTCGCTTTCATTATCTTCAATTAGCACATACACATATAACCTAGACCTTGGCAATACCACAGGCAGTGCGTTTATTAATTGTAGTTCTGTTAATCCAGTATCAATAAGTGCAGAGTATAATGGAACAACATACACTGGGGGACCAGGAGTTAGTGTTCAGGTAGAGATATCTGTTCAAGAAGAAGACCCAAGTTCTATAGCTACCGTAACTGTTACAAGTGAAACAAACCAAACAGGAGTGAGTATAACTCACACTTGTCCAGTTCTTCCGCCCGAAAGAAAAGTATACATGGTTGTTGTTAATGATGCTAATCAAGGTTCTCCTGTACCTCAAACGATAACAAACAGATACAATGTAGGAACTAATGACCCAACAAATGATTCTACACTTGATACTATATTTAGTGCTAGTGGTGTTAGTAACGACACAAGTGTAACAGGATTTACTGATGGTTCTAACAGCATTATACCTCTTAACGGAGATACAGTTACTGTAACATCAATTAAGTCTCCAGGGCAAACAGGTGATTTCAATCCGTGTAACTCTATTGGATATTATGTTGGACCAGAACAAGACCTTACTCCTGAAGTTTTATTAAACAAAGCAACTTTTGAAGATGTAACTTCTACTACAGCAGCAGATGGAACAGAAACAAACCAAATAGAATTTACAGTTGAATCACAAGATGAAGGTGAAAACCCAGATGCTATATATTTGATTTGGAACTACAGAGACAACCTACCTGTCCTTGGAGAACCCATAAGATTCCCAGAAATATTTCAAGGTGGTAATGCAGATATACCTTTACTTAACGAAGCTTCAAACATAACATATCCTGTTACAGTATCAATTACAGTTGCACCATCATATGGAACTGTAACAAAAACAAATGGAGACCCCATACCTTCAGAAGGATTTGTTGCAGCAAACAAAGAAGAAGCTATTGTTAAGTACACTCAAGATGGAAGTACAAATCTAGAGGATGAGTTTACTTTTAGCATAAACTCTGGGGGAACATGTTCAGCAACCAATACAGTCGCAACGAGAGCAATAGAAATAACATCTAACACTTATATATACTTTTATTTTGATTCTAGTGGTTCTATGGGACAAACAAATAGAATTCTACAGCAGATGGCATTAAATCAAATGAAGGATGCATTTTTACCTTTTTATGAAGACGATGAAGAGTTATATTTTAAAAGAGTTTTTGTACAAAACCTACCATTGATAAGTGACAGTTCATCTCCATATTATAGTTCTCAACAGCGCTCAATAGATTATGTTAGCGATACATATGGGTTTCCAGATGGAGCTGAGTGGGTAAATGAAAGAGCTTGGCTAGCTGCAACAGATATAAAGGTTAATGGTTTTTCAGAGAGAGTGAGTGAAAACATTATAAATGAAATTTTTGATGACATAGATGGCCCCACCTTTACACTTGATGAATCTGGAAATCTTAAAAACGAACAAGAGATACTAGATGAAATAACACCCCTTTATGGTTCAGAACAAAGTGGTGATGAAGAAACAGAGAGACCTGATAAAGTTGTAGTAATTGTTTTTCAAGATGAATCTGCTAATGGAGAGGATAGATACGCAAGCACTTGGTGGGACCCTGCAGGCAATCAGACACTAGCTCATCAAACTGACGTTAGACTTTTGAAGGCAAGAATAGACTTTTTAAATTCAACTAATCCTGACTTTTACAGCCTGATTATGTTTGGAGGATTACAGAAAAGTGATATTAGAGATAGAAATCTATTTAAATATACCCCTCAAACATGGGGCGATATATCTGCGCGATTGAGATTTAATGAATATTTAAAAGCTGTTAAAGAAGGCTCTAACTATGAAATACCTGATTGGATACGAACAAATTATGGGGCCTCTAAAATGGTTGGAGACAACGGTCTGTCTACATATATTGTTGGTGGTGACGGAGCTTCAAGTAATCCATCTATAACAATAAACACAGAGTTAAAAGTGGCAGATTATTCTGACATATCTGATGGAAGCAGTGACATTCCTTTTATACCTGAACCATATCGAAGTAACGCTTCTTTAAATCCAAATGGGTTAACAAGATTTTTTACCTGGACAGATTATTATTTGTTTAACATAACACTTGAGCTTTTAAATTTAGGGTTTGAAAATCCAGATGATAAATGGCCAATAGTAGATAGCAGTATATAAAAATAAAATATGGGATGTGCTAATTATACCGTAACGTTTAATTGTGTTGAGTCAGAGAGTCTCAACGTGGTTTATATTGTACTCAACGCTCCTTTTTACAGTAGCGCAAATCCTACATTGACTGAAGGTCTAGCAGCTACTATACGTCAAGGGTGGGCAAATGATGATTATAATAGCCCTGTTTTTAGTAGACAGGTTATAATGGCTGGAAATGGGAATCCATTCTTCACAAAAGAATCAGGTGTAGAATCTGAGGGCTCTATACCAGCGGAGGGTGCTGACGTTACCCTTAGTATAGTTGACGATAGCTTTTTATTTAATACGCAGAAACATTCATTTAAGTATTTGGTATCTAATACTGAGTACACATCAAACGACATTGACACTTTATTACCACTACTAAACACAGCAACGCCAGTGGTAAGTCCAGCTCTAGGTTTACATCAAGCTACGTTTCAATACACAAACCCAAGTGATGATGATTACTTGTATCTTGTTTGGGATTTAAGATATTCTCAAGAGGTTACATTGGATTACGATGCATCATCTGCATCAACAGCTTGTTGTTCAGGTGTTTCTGGAACTTACTATTTGGATGGACCAAACCTTATTGAGGCAACAATGATTTACGACAACGCAAGTCTTATCACTGAATCTGCAGATGGTTTCTATAACGATGGAGCTAGCGAAGGAGGATTTTATAGAGAACTTGATACTGTATCGTCTGTAAAAACATTACTCACAAGAACCAAGTGTGACGGTTGTGGCTCAGGCCCTGTTCTTTATGACGCGTTTGTTGGGAACACTACTCAGTACAATAATACTCAAGAAGCTTGTGCAAATAAAGATACCACATTAACAATATATAGAGCTGAAGCCCAACTGGTTGTACCAGAGGTTGGTGATGTATTTTACACCACAAATACACTGACAGGTGGCACTGAATACAATGGAAACAATAAATTTATTCCTTTAAAATACGCTGACTCAGAAACTGCAGTGTGGAATGCAGTAAGAATAGATGGAAGCGGAATTGTACAAGAAGTAGTAGAGTGTGTAGTAGACCCAATAGTAGGTAGTGTGCTTTCAAGTATGCAGTTTAAATCAATTTGTGTAACTTTATATTCCCAGGGGACTGAAACTAGTATTGAAGAGGGCACTTTAACTGTTACTGGAGCACCTGTTACCTTTAAGGCAGCAGCAAACACTGCTTTTGTTTCATCAAGTGTTACAGGCACAGCAATATTAGAAATAACAGGTGTTGGAACAGTTCAAGTTTCTAATAATTCATCTGCGTGGATTGAAAGTACAGCTTCTCTTGTAGTGCCGCCTGGAACATATACAATGAAAATGACAGCTCAAGTTGACGTTAGCTCACCAGCATTAAGCGGTTCTGGTTGCGCAACATATTCTCACAATGGTAAAGATTTAATATAAACATGGCAAGTCAAACATTAACATATAGTTCAGGAGCAAAAGGATGGCCTTCATTTTATTCATTTATACCAGATTGCATGATAGGTATGAACAATTATTTTTATACTTTTAAGAATGGTAGTCTGTACAGACACAATACAAATGAAGTTAGAAACAATTTCTATGGCAAACAATATTCAAGTTCCATAAAAAGCTCATTCAACTTAGAACCAACTACAGTTAAGCTTTTCAAAACTATCGAGCTTGAAGGGGATTCATCTTGGAGTGCAAGTATATCTACAAACCTATCTACAGGTAACGTAAACTCTGGATTCTTTGATAACAAAGAAGGTAGATACCACGCATTTATACGAGCCAACACAGAGACTGTTGATGCTAACCTTAGAAATGTAGGTGGTATAGGAACGGTAACGTCGGTTGAATCATCTAACACAAAAGCTGTTGTTCTTACTTTCCCAACAACAATCGACATGCCAGGGATGATGAGTATTAACGATACGCTATATAAAAACGACAATGGAAGTTTGAAAAAGTTGGGATTGATAACATCAAAAACAGGCTTTACAATTACAATAGACACTGAACCATCACCTGATTACGATGGAAGCATTCCGTCTGATAGTGATTTTATACTCTACGCTAAGAACAGCACGGCTGAATCTTACGGTGTTAGAGGTTATTATATGGAGTTTGAGTTGAAAAATAACTCTACATCTCCTGTTGAATTATTTTCGGTTGGCTCAAGTATTTTCAGGAGCTTCCCTTAATTTTATTATCTTTGCAAAAATAGTATAAACATGGCAATATCACTTATTACTTCTTTTGTAGGTACTGCTTTAAACCTTCAAGACGCTGCAAAGCAAAGAAGCATAGCTGCAAAAGCACAAAGAGAGGCTGATATAGCTACTCAAAAATCATTAAAGGCAATAGAAAAATCTGGTATTGTTGACATAGCATTGCCCACAAAGCAATACGAAATGTTGTCAAGACAAATAGAACAACAAACAAGACAGGCAACTGAGGCAGCTAGAGAGGCTGGCCCTCGTGGCGTTGCACAAATACCAAAGATACAAGCAGCTGGAGTTGAAGCGTTTCAAGGATTACAAGCAGCTCAAGAGGAAGCTTTATTTAATATAGAGAAGTTTGCTGAAGAACAAGAAGCTGCAGCTGAAAGAGCAACTGCAGAGATACAGCTCATGCAAGCTGAAGGGGCACAAGTTGCTTCTGCTGAAGCAAGAAAAGCTGCATCTGCACTTGAGTCTTCTGCCTTAGATTTAGGTATGGATTTTTTAGGAGGCCTAACTAAATTTGACCCAGACAAGCCAAGTTCTTTATATGGAGGTTTATTTAGTGGATTGTTTGGAGGAAGAGATAGGGGAGCTAGTGGTACAAATATAGATTCAATGCTTAACAGAACTCAACAAAATATATTTGGCGAAACAACATTACCTCAAGTTGATTTATCATCAAGCTTCCTTAATACCCCATCAATGGGCGGTCAATCGGAGCGTGAAAGGATGGGTTTACTTGGGTTAACTTATGGCAATAAGCCAAGATAAAATAAATATATATGTCTACAAGTTACATAGGTTATAAAGCCATTGATAAAGGTTACGTTGACTGGGCTTCTGCAGCAAAAGATTTGAATGCAACATTAGAAGCTAACAGGAAAGAGAAGCAGACAAAAAGAAAAGAGCTTGAGGATGCTACCAGAGAGACCGTAAATAAACTCGGTGACTATCAGGCTGGTAGAAGTCAAACTGCAAATAATATATTCTATGATTTTGCTGACAACTCTAAGACGGCAATCTTTGAACTCAACAAACAATTAAAGTCTGGTAACTTATCATACAACGATTACAAGAAGGCATATCAAAATCTACAAGACGGAACTGCAGAGATAAAAAAGAATCTTGAGACATGGAACGCAGAGTATGAGTCTATTCTAAAAGCACAGGAATCTATTGATGGAAAACCCCCAGAGGATTCAGCAATAACCCTTTACATGGCAGAAAAGCATGGTAGTCTTTTAGATATTCAAAACAGTATGTTTTATACAGACCCTGTAAATCTAAGGGTATACCACGCCAAGGCAGGAGAAAATGGTGTGCCAGCACCTGGAAGCTTGCGTGATGTTCTTACAATAAACAACAAAGAAAACTCAAGAGTCAAAAGAGTAGATGTTCAATCAAGACTGGATGAGTTTACGCCAGAGATTGCTAAGTATGAATTTATTGGCACTACCACTGGAAGAAAAATATTAGACCCTACAGTCAGAAAAGGATTTGATGCATTTAGAACTGACACCATAAACTCTATAGCTTCTAACGATAGAGCAATGGCTAGTATTCTTGTTGACAGTTCGAGCAAAGAATATAAACTGGTTTCTGATATATCAGAAATACCAGAGGGTGCGAGAGAGGACTATATTTTACTTGGATATGATGGAAACTCAATCATTCAGCCACAGCTTACAGAAAAGCAGAGAGAGTTTGCTAAACAAACTGTTGGAAACGCATTTGACGTTAGAGTAGAAAGAGGTGTTACAGAAACAGCAGAGTCAAGAGCTAAAGTAGCAACAGGTATATCTTCAAAACAAGATGACGCTACATTTAAACTTTATGTAGATGCAGCAGCTGGAGATAGAGCTTCATTGACTTCTATAATAAATAGACCAGATAGTAAAATATCTAACGTGGTTTCTCCAAGTAGAGAAGAGGCTTCTGCAAATCCTGAAGAGGCAAAGATTAGGGTGTTTGATAAAAACAAAAAAGAATACGAATCAATTGACTTCTATAAACGAGATAGAAACGGAAACCTAATACAGCAAAAAGATTCTGAAGGAAACTTGCTTACAGATGCTAGTGGTAATCCAGTGTATGTTGAAAAAACAAACCTTGAGATTGGTAAGGAGCTAATGAATATATCAGGAATAACTATATCAACCATAGAAGATATTGAAGCTAAATATTCTCCAAGACAAATAGGGGCTGGGTTTGGTGACTTACCAGAGCCTTCAGTAACAGGATTTGATGATAAGACTGCGATTGCTGGAGAAATACAACCTAGCGCATCTGAGGCTATTGATGAGGTTTTTGAGGAGAATAAGATGCCAACAGAACCAGGGTTTTTGGGTGGAGTAACTGGAGCATCAAGTCGATACAAACAAAATTTAAGAAATAGAGCCAACACAATTACATCCGCAATATCAAATGAGTTTGCAAGAAAGGTTGGAATAACTCCACAGGTAAATATATTAGGTAACGGAGAGCAGGCTGAGTTTACTATTGGTGACACAAGTGTAACTGTTAATCTTGCTGACCAAGCTGGTACTCAGAAAACGCTTAGAAAACTTTGGACTGATTTAACTTCTTCTTTATCTAAGACTAAGCCTTCAGAAGAAGGTAAGCCTGATAGAGAGCTTGACTAATAATTAATCTTTTAAAATGGATGAATTAGAAAAACTTTACGCTGTCTTAAAGAGGGATGGTTACTACAGTAAATCGTTCACTGATTTTGTCAAGCAATTTGAAAATCAAGATTATAGGTCTAAAGTTTTTAATGTTGTTAGTAGAGATGGTTTGTATAGTGGTCAAGCACAAGACTTTGAGGCTAAGTACTACAATCCACAACTAATTCAAGAGACCATTGCAACCGATGAAGAAGCAGCTGAGTATAATCAGGAGCTTGAAATTGCACAACAGCAATATGAGGAGTTAAAGAAAGAACAGCTTAAAAGACTTGAAGCTGAAAGAGTTGCAGAAGAAATAAAAAGAGTAAGGCAAGCTCAGTTAGAGCGTGGCATGATGCCACCTGAACAAACCCCAGAACAAGAAGCTGAGTTACTTAACCAGGCATTGTCTCAGTTTGAAGTGAACTATGATGCTGCTCGTCAAAGAGTTCCTGAAGATTATGCAGAGCAAAAATACAAATCACCCCAACAACTATCTTTAGAAATAAAAGACAAGGGATATGATTTTGAAACAGATGATGAGTACTACAATCAGTTTAATACAGGTGACGGAAGCTTTATAGACACTCACTTTAGTGCAGAAAAGCTTAGGGGTATAGGTATAGACCCTGTGGCATTTGAAGGGTTTTTGGAGCAAACAGGTAGGAAGTCTGATTTGCAAGACAAATACTCTAAAGGATTTTATGAAGATAAGTTTAGACTTCTTGCAGCACAAAGAGGTGTTGACAGAGCTTTGCAGTATGACTTAGACAGAGACTCGGCGATTAATGATTATCTTAAAACTTTATTAGCAAGAAAGCAAGAGAGACAATCTCTTCAAAAACAGAGAGAAAATGGAGGAAAACTTGTTCGTCCAGCAGCAAATGAAAAAGTAAACTTAGGTTTAGATTTAAACAACTATAGAAACTACGTGAAAAGTGAGTTTAGAGTTTACGATGAGAGATTAAGAGAACAAAAGGCTGAGGCTCAAGAGGATTACCAGAAGAATCAAAACGATAACTTAGGTCAAGGTTTGCTTTCATTTAGAAAAGTTGGAAGAACTATTGATGATTTTGTAGAAACAATAGAATCATCTATATATGGATTTCTTGGCGATGTTACTGGTAGCGATTATCTTAAAAGCGTAGCTGAAGCTGTTGGAGATGAGGCGTTTCAAGAAAGCGTGTTTGCACCACCAACATACTCATACTCAAAGGCTGAGGGGAAAAAAGTAAATTACAATAACCAAGAATACGTTGTAGATAAAAACGGTCAAGTATACAATACAGACCAAAAGCTGATAGTTACAAGTTTGCTTGACGAAAACGATTATAAAAATATTATAGCTGAATCAGAAAAGACAGAAGAAACCACGGTAGACGTGAGTCTTGTCGGTGGTATGATAGAGTTTTCAGCTGTCCTTACAGACCTTTTACTACAGATTGGTTACACTGCAGCAACAATAGTTGGTCCAGGTAAGTTTGCTAAAGCAATGAAGCTTGGCAAAATGGGGAAAGGTGGAGAAAAGATATATAACACATTATCTAAAGTACCAACTCTTCCTGTAAGAAAAACCATTGTCAACAGTGTTATTGCTCAATCACAGATTGGATATGGACGTGGGTATACAGACACATATGTTGCTGCAAAAGAAGCTGGTCTTACAGATTCAAAAGCGAAAGAATTAGCTAATATAGCTGCACAACAAACAGGTATTTGGTATGGTATAACAGCTCCTATTGCAATACAAGGAAGGGCTATTGATGGATTGCTTGGTCAAAAAGCTAAGACAACAATTGCAGAAGCAATGAAAAAATTTGTCAAGACAGGCTCTAAAAAAGACTTTGCAGATGTAATGTCTGGAATGGCTAAGGGCGGAAAGATTTTCGGAATAACTGGAATGAGAGAAGCTGTTCAAGAAAACGTTCAAGAGTTTGGGAATGTATACAGAATAAACAAAGGTATAAACGAAGCAGCTGGACAAAAAATATTAAGAGACACTATCACTATGTCTGACGTGGCACAGACCACAATATTATCATTCTTAGCTGGAGGTTTAGCTGGAACGATAGGCTCTATGGCTCAGTCAAATAAACGTCAAAAAAGCATGTTTGATTTTGGAACTAAAAATAGTTCCGACAAGATGAATGCCTTAGGCTTACTTACCAATGAGTATGATAAGAGTGTAGATGTAGCTAATGGTATGGTTGCAAATGGCACTATGACTCAATCACAAGCTGATGACCTTGTCAGTATGATGGAGTCTTATAGAACATCAATAGGTTCTATGCCTGAAACCACTACACCCGAAACAGCTGAGTCAATACTTCCTAAGCTATCTGAGCTTCGTTCTTTGGAAAATGAAAAAGAAAGTACAGACAGTGTGTTTCATCCAGCTATTGATAAGAAAATAGAGAAACTAAAAGAAGAAATATCTATAAGCGTAATCTACGACCAGCTTCCAACAGCTGAAAGATTAGAGCTAAAAAACCAAGCTGAAAATATTCTTAAGAAAGAATTGAAGCCAAGTGAGATAACTGATAAAGCTATATACGATAAAGTAATTCAAATACTAACACCTAAAATACCAAAAGATGCCGTTCAAAAGCAAGAAGCAGGAGATATATCTATTACTGAACCAACCCCAGCTATACAAGAAGTGGAAGAAGAAGTACGGGTCACTCCTGAAGAAGAGGTCGAAGAAGAAGTAACACCGCAGCTATATAAATTACCTGAGACAAAAAATGAATGGGTAAAAGATTTTGACATTATAGATAACAGAGGCGGTAAGGCAGAATTAGAAATTGAAGAAGATGGAAAGACTGGTAGGTGGTATGTTGAAAATAACAAAACAGGAAGGATTGTAGCCGTAACAACAAAAGCTGAAGCTCAGGCTCAAATCAACAATCCAACCTATGACTATGGAGAAGGAGAACCAATCATAACAGCTACCGAAGAAGTAGAAACTAAAATAAAAGATGATGCAAAACCAACAATCGAAACGCCCGCAGGAAGCCGACTATTTAATGAGCCCCTCGAAGAGGCGACAACAATTGCTAATAGAATTAGCGAAAGAACAGGAATTGATTTCCAAGAAGCAGAGAGAATAACAAAACTTGATGAGCCCAGAGCAAGAAGAATTGCACAGGCCTTTGAAGCGTTAGAATCTGACCCAGAAAATCCAGAGGTAAAAGAAGCTTATCAAGCTATGATAGATGAAACTATCGAGCAGTATAATGCAATCATTGAAGCTGGATACACACTTGAGGTTAACAATGCTGAGCCATATCAAAGCTCACAAGAAATGATTGAGGATTTACGCAACAACAAAAACCTCAAAATATTCTCTACCGAATCAGGATTTGGAGAGGGGGGTGTAACAGATGCAGACAGAGCGTCTAATCCGTTACTCGCTCCAACTGAGTTCAAAGATAAGAATGGTGTGCCACTTCTTGCTAATGATATATTTAGATTTGTACACGACTTCTTTGGTCATGCTAAAATGGGTAATGGTTTTGGCCCTATAGGTGAAGAGAATGCTTGGAATGTACACTCAAGAATGTACTCTCCAAAAGCTAGACGTGCAATGACTACAGAAACAAGAGGTCAAAACTCTTGGGTTAATTTTTCTGGTGTAAATGATGAGGCATTTAAACTTAGAGATGAAGCTCGTGCACTCAGAAAAGAAGGAAAGTTTGATGAAGCAGCTAAAAAAGTAGAAGAGGCCTATGAACTAATGCGTTTTGCAGACCAAAAAATTGGACTGCTCCCAGAGGAATTCAGTAAAACAGACGATGAGATAGCCTCAGAACGCAAAGAGATGGCTTCTGCTAGACGCAAAGCAGCTAAGGTAGTACCACCACCTAAAAGAAAAAAGGTGACAGTAGATGAAGCCGCTGCGCTTAAAGACCAAATTAGATTAGAAGCGAGAGCTGCAAGAGAATCCAAACAAAATCAATCTCAAAAGCGTAAGGCAATAGCCGACAAGATAAGAGGCTTTGTTCGTGACGGCTCTATTACATCCAAGCAAGCATCTTCAATAATAAATAGAATATCCAAGATAAACTTAGACAATCCAAAGTCAGTTAACAATGCACTTGCGTATGCTGAAAAAATAATGATTGACGCAGAGAATGATAAGAAGTTATCTGATGCTCAGTCTATTAGAAAAAAAATAAAGAAAGCTGCCAAAGGAGAAAAGGTTGATGCTATTGCAGTTGAGAGCGCAAAGAACTTTGCACTTATAAACCCAAACACAGTTGAGGACATAGACCTATATCTTGAAAACGCCAAGAAAGTTTTAGATGGTCTAAGACCAAGCCGTGTTAAGGGAACTGGTATTGCAATCAAGCCCACATTTAATGTAGACGAAATAAATCAATACACATCCAGTTCTTTACAAAGGGAGATTGAAATTGAAAACGAACTATTCAAACAAAACTTTGAAGATGTCACTGGGCTAAATGCAGATGAGTTTTCAGTTTCAGAGATGAGAGATATTCTTTACGCTGAAGATACCACGCAGGAGCAGATAGATAGTAAAGCAAATAAAAGACAAGAGCTTATACGAAGAGCGATTAACAATGCTTTTGATAGGTACTCTACCGTTGCTAAGTCTATGCTCAAAAAGGGTGTAGACCCATTCACAGGAGAGGTAGTAGAAGTTTCTGATGAAGCTAAGTCAAGAGTAAATAGATTCTTAAGAATAGACATAGACAAGCTAAATAATTCTGAGGCACTAAAAGCAATAGACTCGCTTGTAAACTTTTTAACCAATCTATCTACCGCAGGTATGGATGTGGTAATCGGAAGAGACTCTGGTGAAGATGCAGCTCAACTACTTGCAAACAAAGGATTTAAAGCAAGAAATGTTAAATCACTAGGCAGATTGTGGAATACATGGATTTCTTCTCTACCAAACTTTTATCAGTACATATTTACAAGCCCATCCCAGGCCAGGGAATTTGATAAGCAGATAGGAACAAGAGCCTATGTGGATGGAGCAGCTTCTGCTGAAACAGAAACAAACAAAAAGATAGATGATTTCATAAAAAAATTCAACAAGACAAAACCAAATGGTAAGTCATTCAACAATATAGAAAACATCACTGAAAGAGGGATGGGCGCATTCATGATGAGAAGCGTAGATAAGGATGCGCAGGTTGAGTTTGATAGAAGAAAAAAATTAATAGAGCAATCAATAACAAGACTTAGTGAAGGTAAAGAGGTTGAAGTTAAGAAGTCTCAAGAATACCAAGTAGCATATGACAAGATACTTAAGGACTCAAATTCAGTTCAGGAAGTAAGAGAAAAAATGAATAAAACAAACTTGCAAGCTGTTGAGTTTGTACAAGATATGTGGTCTGAAATATACGAGGACCTCTCAGATGTTTCTCTGAATGTTTACAATAGTGTGTTAGGTAGAGATTTAAACTACACCACTGATACTTTTGGTAAAACTGAAAAGGTAGAAGACATTGAAGAGTTAGGAGCTCCAGCTTACTACGACACAAGAAAGAGAGTTTATGATGAAAAAACAGGAGTATTAAAGCCAACGATACGGCCAACACAATTACCAAAGGGTAGAGTTGTTGACCTTAGCTTTGATTCGAATAACTTTTCTGCATACAAGAGGGCTCTTATAGATATTAATACAGCAGAAACCACGCAAAGGATAATAGGTTTCTTAAACTCAGATGCTTTCAAAAAAATAGTGCCATCAAAAGATGTAAGAGAACTTGTAAAAGATAGGGTAAATCTTATTGTTGATGCAAAAAGAAACGTATCAAAACCATATAAGGACAATTATTCAGGGATTGTTAACAGCATAAATCAAGTATCAAAATTAGGATATGCCAGAGTGCTTGGTGGTCCTTTTCAATTTATAAAACAGTTGACTCCATTTGTAAACACACTTATAAATGCAGGACCTGAAAATACTGCGCTAGCCATTTCACTTATGACAAATAGAGATGTGCAAAATGCTATTAATAATTCTGGCAAACCAATAGCAAATAGAGGTCTATCTTCTCAGTCTACTATTACATTGGATTCCAGATTAAGAAAGGCAGCTGATGCTGAAAATATTCTTAAGCTTGTTGGAAAGAAACTTGGAAGAGGTATAGTGGACCTTGGTGAAGCAAGCTTGAAATTATTTCTTGTTGCACCAGATAGGTTTACTGCAAGAGCATCTTTCTTAGCTTACTACATTCAGGAGCTATCAAAAAAAGGAGTGGACATCTCTGGAATAGATTGGTCTACTCACAAGATTGAAGGAGACCCAGCTGCCAAAGCTCAGTTTGAAGTTGACAGACAACAAAATATATCTGATGCAGACATTCAAGGTGAATTATTTTCGTCAAAAAATCCAGGGGCGCAGATGATTAGAAAGATTTTATTTCCATTTGCATCATTTCAAATGAATCAAAAGACCAGGGCGTTCAATGATTTAAGGACAATACTATCCAGAACTGCATCGTCTCAAGACAGGTTGTCTGCAGGAAGGTCTCTCTCCGCATTGCCAGCTGAATCTGTAACTTTTCAAGGGATAGGATTTATTTTGAGTACAATTTTAGCGGCATTAGCTTTAGGTTTAATTGCATATGATGAAGACGATGAGGAGGCATACAAGCGTGAGCTTAATTCGATTAAGGGCAGGCTTAGAAATATAGTTACCGATATCATATCTCCTGTGCCTTCATTAGATGAAAGTGTTATTAGCTTTTTAAATGTATTTTTAGAACAAGAGGATAAGTTATTTGTCGGAAACAAAGAAGATATACTTAGAGATTTAGGTACAATTGGCATACCTGCCACAAAAGCAATAGAGTTAATTGAAATTTCTACGATTATAGATAGAGGCACAATAAAAACAGAATTCTTTGGAAGAGAAACAGAAAAGAAACTTACTGATGAAGCTATAGATAATTTGAGATTGGCACTCGTAGTTAAAACCTTGCACAATGCAGGTGTTCTGACACCTGAGTTTGATTACATAGCAAATGTAATTGTAAAGAAATCTAAGAAGATGACTGAAGAAGAAAAGAAAAAAAGCAAGCCTAAGAAAATAAAGATGAGCGTTTTAAAAGACTTAAATCCTGAGCTTTATAATGAAATTAGAAGGTCTAAAAAAGAATTGAAAGCATCAAGTGGAAATGATATTCTTCGGCAAACCGCAATCAAACCCTCCAGTATCAAAGAGTCTGGACTAGAGGAAACTCCTGTAAAATAAAAAGAGCCCTACTGTTCTTCAGGCTCTCTTATACGCTGAAATATTTCGTCTAGGTCTCATCAGTGATAAATTTTATAGTCTCCCTAGCTGACTTTTTTAATCAACAAATTGGCCGAAGCTTCAGAGTTGACTCTTTGTTATCGAATTTCAAAGTTAATACTTTGATTTCTAATTTCCAAACCAACTTGAAATTAAATAGAAAAAACATCCACTTAAAATCATAGCTATAAGAAGCTCAACATTTTGTTTCATATCTTTAGCTTTTTTATATCCCACTTCTTGCCTATAGAATTAAGGGCAGACACCAGAGGTCTTTTCCTGTCTATCCATTCCGCTTTGTAGTAGCATCTCTCAACCATACACTCAGCAAGAGGTATGTCTCTGTCGTCATATGGATAGCTATGCGTTACCTTTAGAACGATGGCTTTGTCAGTGTGCCATGAGTCACATATCCTTTCAAGTAGAAGCCTTTGTCCAATTGGTATATCATTACCGATTCTCTTGACCTCCATAAGTATTAAGGCTTCATTATCAAACTCAAAGGCAGCATCAATATCTGATGGATGTATTTTTCCATTCTGAACACCACTAAAGTCTATGGCTTGTTTCACTTGGCTTGAGTTTCTAATCAGACTCATTGTCTATATCATCTAACATTTGCTGAAGCATTCTTATGGTATCAAAGTTTGGCTCTTCAGAAAGCTTCTCTCTGTTTATAGCTTCAATTATTTCTTCCTTATTGCTCTTTGTCATAATCTTGGAATATTATTTCTACATAAAAAAATATCAAGTCAAATATTACTGCCCTATATTGATTATGATAGTTTGTAATTGTTACACCCAACGAAAGGTGGTTCATAGAAGTGTTAAAACCGTAGTCAATCTTCATCTTCTTTGTTTGACCTTTCAATCTCTTTACATTCATTGCATTGATATACGCATCTTGAATATGAAAACTCATCATCAATACAAAGAAAGTTATTCTTCTCTATCATCTTCTATTTCCTTTTGAAGATTAGCTAGTGCTCTCCACGCAACCTTTGTGGAGTGTCTAACACCATCTGAGTCTGTTGTTCCAGCCTCCATAAGGTGTCGTGTCAATGCGTCAAGCTCATCGCCTGACTTACTTCTGTCCCAATGAAGTGGCTTGTCTGGATTGTGTTGCTGGTTTCCAGCAAAGCTACATCTAGCAATCTCTCTAATTGCATCAGGAAAATACATAAGCACCCCAGAAAATACAGGAGTTTTCTTCCTCTCCTCTGGATTTTTAATATCGTAAGTTGTGTCTGTTGTCCACATTATAATTCCATTAAACAATTTATTGCTGTGTGTCCACCTAAAACAACGCCACATCCTATGGCTTGTTTCTTGAAATGTTTAGCGTAAGCTGCAGCATATGCATTAGCATCAATACCGCAGCCTACTTGCATACCAAACACTCTGAAGTTTCTTCCAACCATCCATTCACTATAAGCCTGCGTGTGTATATGGCCCTGAACGGTTGACATCATATCGTTCTTCGCTCTAGTTCTAGCTGTCCCTCCTTCTCCGTGAATGTACTGAACATCATCATAGACAAATCTTTCACCCCAATTCCAATGAGTTCCAAGCACTTCATTATAATCCTTAATCCATTCCTTTGGTATAGCTGAGGTAAATGCTTTACGCATTATCATTCTGTCGTGGTTTCCAATGCAGACATCTGCAACAGGAAATGCATCAGCCCACCTCTCTACATCTGATATAGCGTAGCTAAGCTCCTCTCCTCCGCCCATACCATTAGGGTCTGTCTCGTGGTATGATGAGTAGTGGTTGTCAATTATATCTCCAATAAAGATAACTTGATTGCAGTTGAACTTGGCATAAGTCTCTTGACAAAAATCTAAGTAGCCATCTAGCTCAAACGGAGCGTGTATATCTCCTATGACAAGTATCCTTCTTTCTTTCCTAGTAAGATTATCGTAGGCAATCTTTTTATTACCACTTAATCTTGGTCTAAAGTCTGTCGGTTTCATCTTGGTGAATGTCTTTTGTTTCTTTGAGAAGTTGTATGAGTCTATCTATTGTGTTGTTTGCAGACTCATATTCGCCATCAATTAGCGACTCATAAAGCTCGGTCACATCGTCATAGACTGTATCCATGAGCATGTTTATGTACTTAACGGTATTGAATCCTGCCTTATGCATTCTTACATTTTTACCAAAACTATTTATTTTTTCTCAAAAAACAAAGAATTATTTATCCATATGATAAAGAAAGTTCTTTCCTATTGTGGGATTGATTTTATTTATGGCCCTGTAAATGGCTCTTGACTTCTTTTTTACAGCTTCTTTTTCTGCTTTTGTTGAGTCAGTCCCTAGGTTTGTGTACATCCAACTGTCGATTCTAAAAAGCTCGTCAAGTTTCTTTCGTCTAGTCCAGGTCTTGAACTCAACAATCTTATCTATGTCGTCGTATCCGTATTTCATTTTATTTTATTTAATGTATGTTAGCTAATCCCTCGTGTGAATTATATATTGTACCATCATATCCCGAGCCCTTCCACTCAAGTGATTTGAAATATAAATCTATCTTCTCTCTAATAGGCTCTACGTGGTGTTCTTTAATATCAAAATCAGAAAACATGGCAGCCATTTCGCTTACTTTATAAAGCCTATCTTCTAGATTTGCATTCATTTTCTTTAGCTCTTTCACTTCCTTTCTTAGATTGTGAAGCTCGACGTGAGATATCTCAAGGTCCTGTCTTCTTTCACTCTCCTCTTTTGTCTCTAGTGTCGACATGGTGTTCATCTTCTTAGCGATAGACATGATGTCATCATATTTTTTCTTGAAGTCCTTGTCTATTTCATAAAGCTCCACTGTTCTTTTAACACCGTGGATAATAGTTGCGTGGTTTCTTTTCATTGCTCTTGCAACCTCTACCTGTCTCATTCCAAGATAGTTAGTGCATATGTAAGAATATATAAACCTACCCTCAGCATAATCTCTATCTCTCTTTTTATCCTGTATGTTTATCTTAAGCTTCTTGTTGATTATGTTTCTAAGAGTTGTATTTGATATGTTCAAAATATTGGTCATGATTTATAAGTTCTAAATACTCGTTTACTTCTATTTCATTTACATCCACAAGGGATATTTCTCCACCATCATGCGTGATGATGTCAACGGAAAAGAATCTATCTTCCTTTCCTCGTCCCTTCAGCAATCCACCAAAGGTGTATGTTTCGTTGGCCATAAGGTCTTTACCTGCCAGCTTATCTATCTTCTGTGTAACCCTAATAGTATCTACAGTACTAAAGGTATCAGAAAGCTTGTCGATAAATGAGACATCAAAGTCAAATGTATCAACCGCTATATACTTCTGTTTTAATTCCATATCCATCTAGTTCTTTTATTCTGTACTCTTGAAGCTTAGATAAGACTCCGTTCTTTGCTTTAACTTCAACAAATAAAACCTCATCTTTCTTGACTGCAACAAGGTCAGGTATTCCATTCTTGTTTGTTTTAATTAGCTTGATAACGTAGTAACCCTGAGCTTCTAGTTCCTTAATTTTTTTAGACTGTACTTGCTGTTCGGTCATACTACAAACTTAGTAAATCATTTTTTTGCAAAAGATATAGGGTACTTAGACAGGTATGGCTCAACCTCTTTTAGCTTTGCAAATTTAATGTACTTCCCATCAGTATCTAAAACTTTTACCATTGATATTACAATCTTAGGCTCATTCTCTATCATTTCAAACGAGTACCTTGTTACCTCAAATCTTCCTACTTTTCTCATAATGATAATAAATCCTTTTTAAAGTGTGTTATTGTATAGTCTTTCTTCTTACAAACTGCCCTGTAAATCTTATCTTCTATTCCATTCTCAGAAAATATCCAGTACACTTTGTTGTTCATTCTGTCCTTGGTTGTCATCCTATCACGGCTCTGCCAATAGCTTGTTGCCGAGAAATCTATGTTATAATATACAATATAATCTGCATTCCTCAAAGAGATACCCTCTCTGCCACTAACAATCTGAAGCGCTATGGATTTATCAGTTGAGTTAAAATCGTCAAGCTCAGTGCATATTCCATCTCCAAACACATTCTTGATTGCGTTTAGTTCCTCTTTGAACTTGTAGAATATACCAATCTTCTTGCCACTAAACGTGTCCTTTATAAACTCAGCCTTGCTGTTGTCAAACACCATTGAGTTTCCACTCTCAAACTTTACTGTACCTGAATACATTTGGTGTAGCTTTTGCATTAGCTTCACACTTGTGTCTGCAAGTATAACCTCAGTGTCCCCCTCTACTACAAGGTTCTTTTTGAGCCTGTTGCACATAGAGTATGTGATTGGATTCATACGAACCCTCATAACTTCCTCTTGTATACTCGACTTGAAACCCGCCTCCTTTTGTGAGTATGCTATCGTATATGGTTTCATTTGGTCAAGCACAGTTTCCTTTGCCCTTGAATAATCATTAGTCATAAACCCATTGATTCTTCTTGAGTAAACTCTAACATAATCATCTGCAAAACGATAGAAGTTTTTGTATTCTGCAAACGGATTTGTTGGTATACCATATACCTGATGATACATCTGACTGTATGATTCAGGGGTAGGAGTTCCAGATAGAAGTATTACATATGGGTTTCGCTTTGATATTATCTCACGAACCATCTTCGCTCTCTTACTTGGCTTTGGAAAAGCACCCATTGAGTGGGCCTCATCACAAACCACAATGTCAACTCCCTTTGTATCTATCTTGTGTAGGCTTTCGTAGTTTATAACCTGCAATTCGTAACCAGGTTCAAGCATATCATAATCGTATTGTATGCTACTTATCGCTTTCTTCTTTGTTATGAACAGCATGTTCTTAACTGGAAGAGAGTCAGCTATACCCATAGCAGTCAAGGTCTTTCCAGTCCTAACCTCCATGGATAAGTACAGAAACCTTGACTTCTTTATAACGCCAAGTCCTTTCTGTATTATGTCCTTCTGATATTCTCTAAATTCCATTTAGTATTTCTTTTAGTTTTATACACCTCTCGTACTCTTCTTGTTCCTCAAAGTAATCAATCATACCCTGTACGTCTGACTCCTTGATGTCTCCAAACGGATTGTGTGCTATAAAAGGCATGCTAGTTCCCATGATATCTTCTACCTCTATACCATTGACAATGACATCATAAGAGTTGAGCATTGCAAAGTGAATATTGTTCTCAAAAAATTCATCTCTCATCTCCATATCTCTGTCTTAGTTGTTCGTATACTTTTGGCATCGCATACTGCGCTTGTTTTTGGTCATCATATTCTAATTGTCCAAGCACCTCTTGGCTTGTGTGTCTTACTCCGTTGATGTATTTATAGTCCTTACCTTCAGTAGTAATTCCTCCCTTTCGTATAGCAATCCTGCACATCTTACCTTTGGTAGGGACTATATATACTTGCCAGTCATTGTCAATACACCACTTCAAATCAGAATAAAAACTCTTCGTCTGCAACTTGGGGTTGCGTTTCTTTCTTCTTCCCATCTTGATTTACTATTTTAATCCACTTGCCCTGCATGTCTCTACTTTGAATTGGCTCACTGTCTGTTCTGAATATAGCATAAGATATAACCCATTTGTAAAACCTAGTCCTTGATATAGTCATCTTAGCTTTAGGTGCATAGTCAGGATTGTCTGTTATGAAGTCATTGTACAGCTCGTTCATGTATATTTGCTTGTTCATTACAAGTTTGTCTGTCACAGGGTTGCCATCAACAAGTCCACACCATTCGATGAAGTCATGTGATGTTTCGGCTGAAAGCTTTCTGATTTTTAGATTTACAAATGAGCTCATTACTAAGCCTTTCTCTAAGTACATCTGCAAGTTCTTTACCATGTAGTTATCAAACCTGCACCACTCTTCTTCTCCCCAATCAGAGAACAGAAGTTTTCCAAACTCTTGCAGTGGGGTATAGTCTTTGTTGTAGTGTTGCTTCAGCTCAAGCTCCCACTTCCTACGCTCAAAGGAGTTACCTTTACCCTTGATAGCATAGTTAGTTGTAATCACTATCTTTGGAGATTTGCTGAATGGTATCTTGATTGCGTCTTTGTTTTTCTTCTCAAGCGTAAGACCCTCTGTTACAACAGAGAACAATCTCTCAAAGTCAAAGTGTTTCTTCACATCATCAAAGCAAAGCGTCTGCGTATCTGCAGATACAAGCTGATATGCGAATGAACGCTCGAAGTTAAACGACTTCCCATCAATCACAACAAGCTTCTTCATTTGTGATATGGCATTGACAAAGATACCTTTACCTGTTCCACCCTCAGGGTTATCCGTAATAACCTCGTCGTTTAGAATTACTGCAGGACAGTAAGATAAGTTCTTGTGTCCGTGTAAGAGATATCCTATCGTGCTCTCCATTGACTGCACTCTTGTTGACTCTCCTCCTGCTATGTTAGCAACAAATGTTTTGAAGTCACACTCTGTAGCCTCACATATATCGAAGTCTCTATCAATCACTTGGTCTTTCCAAACAAATCCATCTAAGTCAACGTAATCAATTACCTCAACAGAGTCCTTGGTTACTTTTACAGCGCAGTTCTTGTAGTATAAATACGAAGTGGTCCTGTCATCTTCTATAAAGTATACATCAACAGGTGCTAGCATAGACAGGAAGTCTTCCTTGAAGTATCTTGTCTTGTCTGCAAAGAAGTTGTATACTGAAAGGTCATCTATCTCCATTAGATACCCAAGCACAAAGTCCTTAATCTCTTCCTCTGAAGTGTGGTCTATCAGGTTATTAGTTACACGAACAAATATAAAGTTCTTGCTACCTTCAGGTGAGTACTTGTAAAACCCATTGTCCTCAAGAAACTCCTTAAGAAGTATGTGTACGATATTGATTACACCTCTATCGCTCTTTGTCCAGAACTTTCTACTTGACTCATTCTCTATCTGATTGATAACAGAATCAGCAACAAAGTCTTCAATGTTGTGGTCTATAAGTTGTTGTTTGATTTCCTTTTTAGACACACCCCTCTTTATCTTTTGTCTGATTGAAGTTACCTTGTCCTCATCTTCGTAATACTTAGAACCAAAGTTCTGAGTCTGCGAGTACGCAGAGTCTATCGTCTGTTTAATCTCTGACTCAGGAAAAGTTCTTGAAGCGAACCTACCCATAATGTATTGAGCAAGAGACTTGTTGATACCATAATCATTGAAAGCTGCAGCCAACACATACACGTTGTTGTTTCTTTCGCCCTCAACAATTCCGTATTTCTTTTCCCACCAACGCATCAGTATATCTACAATCTTGTTCTCATCAGTGATTGGTATTGTAGGCCTTGAAGAATACTTATCCACTGGCCTGTACTCATGCTCTTCAACCTTGTCCCATGTGGTTGAGTTCTTGTTGACATATATCAGTGGGTCATAAGACTCATAACAAACTCTTGATATGTTCTTTGACGTAGTGTCAAAGTATTCAGAACTGTAGTGGTTCTCTAGTGCTTTGAAATATGCTTTGTGGTTCTCAGGTTCTTGTGGAATCTTTACAAGCACCTTGAGTCCAAGACCTGATGGTGATACAAACACAGACATTGTGTATTTGTTTTTGGAAATCCTTTCCTTCTCTTCAATCATATCCTTCTTTGTCTTATACCCATCAAAGTCAAGACATATCAGGCCACTATGCTCAGTGATTGAATCATCTGAACGCTTTGTAAACATACCAGAGAAACAAACTGCAGGTAAGTTTTGTTTTAATCTATTCCTAAACTCCTTATCTCTCTGAGACCTTATCTCCTTTACAAGTTCCTTAGACGACCCTGTTTTTATTCTATCCAGGATGAAGTCCACCGACCTGTAGAAGGGAGTGGAGGTCTCTTTTATGTTCCTGAATATAGTTACCATGTTACTATTGTCCATTCTAATGTTGATTTAATTTAGCTAACTAACTGATAATCAGTAATCTATGTTAATATGTTAATTTTTTCCCTTAGATATGAGGAATAAAAAAATATATAAGTAGTACTCTATATATATAAATAGGGAGAATAAAAATCAACATAGTAAATATAAAAAAAGAGGGAGCAGTTACGCTCCCCCTTTCATGGAGAACTAGAAGGACAAAGGCAGGTCCTCAGGGACCTGATTGTTCTTTGTTTCTGAGTTACTTGTCTTCTTATTTGGCTCGAAAGTATCAAGCTCAATATAAGTGTTGCCAGTTTTGGCAGTGTTCACGTTGAGATTAACCCAACCATTCTTAGAATGTTTGTTTAAAAATTTAACAGCGTCCTCTACTTTGACACTGATGTTTCCTAGTACCCATTCGGGTGCGTTCTCTCTTCTCTTGAAGTTAAAACCGTCTGCAAAGATTTTTTCTTTAGACATATTTATTAGTATTAGATTTAATGTTAACATTACTACTTATAAAGTCGAGAGTCTCGACCATAAAATTATCGTAGTCTTCTCGCGAATCTACGGATTTTGGAACTTGAATCCAAAAGCTATTGCTCTTTTCTTTTTGTCCCAAGATAGTTTTAAAGAATTTCATATGTAAAATAATTAGATATGTCCTCTTGACTTTCAGGACCAAAGAACATGTTGTATACATTCAAAGCCTTTTCAACTTTCTGTTTGCCACTTTGAACAAACTCATTTGAGGCTTCAAACATACCCATATTCATTGTCATCTTGTCAATAACTAAGAACATCATTGGCTTGCCAAATATACACTTATATATAAAAGCCTGAGAATCATAGTTATACTTGTAACAAGACCTCCTGAAATCAGAGATTGAACTCGTGGTTTTGATGTCTAATATGTACTCCTTAGACACAATGTCAGCTTTACCTTTCCAAAGAACTCCACCTATATCTTTTATCCCTGGTTCTTCATAGGTGTTTCCATCCATGTAAATCAGTTCGTAAAAGTTTAGATTAGATTTCATCGTGTCGATAAGCTGGTCCAACCACTCCTTCTCTTTTTTGAGCAACACCATCTTACCAAGTTCTTTGTACGCTTTAGTATTCCTACTAGAGGTATCAATGAACTCAAAGTTAGATAGCTTCTGTGGCTCAAGCATGGCTGTGTGAAAGTATCTACCTTCAATCATAGCCTTAGTCTCCTCTCCTCTCTTTCCAAAGTTCTTTGGATTGTTAAGCAGAGTTCCTACATCAGAGTTGGATAGGTATTTACTACCCAATTCTCCGTAGTAGTTTTCGTCTTCTCTAAGAAGCTCTATATCTTTATGCAAAGACATCGTTAATCTTCTTCTCTACTGCCTTAGTTATGGTGTACTTAGTTCGAAGTGCCTTAAGTATTTTCGTACTGCCTTGAGATTTGTTGGCTTGTGCATACGAAATAACCTTCGACCAGTTGGCATCATCTACCTTCAAAGAAATCTTTTCAGGAAGTTCTTGTTTCTTTACTGCCATATCAACCTCATCTGCTGAAGCGATTGATGCGTCAATACCGATGCCTAGATAACCAAGTGCACGACCAAGTGCAGAGGTAAACCCATTCTCCAAGAAGCTAGTCTTGTTTATGTAGCTTGAGTTTCTGTCCTCTTGAGCATGAGCCTGGGCTCTTACAACTCCAGTGCTGTCGCATATTGTTACCTTGAAGATACCACCCTCTGAGTCAACAGAGATTACATCTTCATGTATCTGCCAGTCTTCATACTTCTTGTTGGTTCTGAAGTGTATAAGTCTTTCGTTTACTGTAACGTAATCCTTACCTTTTATGTTTATTGTTTTCATTTTCAATTAATTTAATTATATCAGTTAACTTATTCATTAGATTCATTCTCTTTGTCTTCAGGTACTCATACTTTTTTTCGTTGCGAGTTCCTGTAAGTTCTTCGTTAATGGTTTCAGTTACAATGTTAAGCGACCTTTCTGTATTAGCTTTCACTACATTGTATACTCCTATTAAAAAACCATTTTCAAAAAACATATCGTATTGCTCATCAGTAACTTCTTTGTAGAAGTTGCCACCCTTCTTGGTATTGATTAGACGAACATCATTTCCATTCTTCTCTATCTTGATACCCATGTATATGATTGACTCACAATCATCGTGGTGCATTTTTACACCACGGTTGGACATGTCGGCATCATACCATAAGTCTATTGGGTTATACATTCTGTATAGAATCTACAAGATGCTTAACCTCTTCATCTCTATCCATAAGTGATGAGACGTGTGAGTGACCATACACAATGTTGGTATGGCTTACACTGAATCCCAAGTCGCTTAGGTATTCTTGTATCTGCTTGAGCCTCATATTATTTTCTCGGCACAAATAGTACAATACAAACCTAGCGTCTGTGTATTCACGCTCTCTAGTATCTGATAGTATATCAATACCATAGGCTTCCGATACTTCCTTGAAGTACTTGTCGAATGTATTACGCTTTATCATTGCTTATAGATTTTCCTGCGTAGTAGTTAGCTACTGATTTAAAATAATGTTTCATCTCTTGGTAGCTGAACATGTCGACCTTGAGATGTTCAGTCATCTCTCTTTCTCGTTCAAAAACTTCTTTCATTCTTCCCATTTCATTTGATTTAAAAAGATATAACCCCCCTATAATTATGAAAACACGAAACTATTACTAACCTTATTACTTCTCTAGGGGGGCATATCTACGTTGCTAATATATAAATTGTTTGTCAAACAAACAAAAAATGTTCATAACTTTTTTATATATTAAACTACCATCTTGCTATGTTACCCCAAAATCTGAGCTTGTTTTCAAACTCATTTTCAAGTTGGAATTTCTTAGCATCAGCTAGGTTCTTAACAAACTCATCTGTAAACAAGGCAGTGTCTACGATTACCTCGTCTCCATTTGAGTTACGCAAGCTAACTCTGTCTGCTCCAAACGCATACTCTGTGTTGGCATCAAAGAATGATGGCGTATTGTTATCCATGTTTCTTCGATAGAAGTTAGTCAAGTTGTTGACTGAAATCTTACGATTAAACTTCTTGCGAAACTGAGATTGGAGTTTAGCCACTGGCATTTCGCTGTTGTTGATTAAAAAATCACGTTGCTCTTGTGAGAGTTTTCCTCTCGTTGTTTTTAAATTACTCATAATTACTTATTATTAAATGAAATTAAATTGTCTTTGGCTTCCTCTAATGTAGCCCCAAGGTAGCCACCCTCGAGGTCATGATGTTCGTAATATCCTTTCTTGAATTTACCCATATAATTTTCGTAGTCTTCAGCTAATAACACAATATCGTCATCGCCCTCAACCATTTCCCATGGTGCAATGTCCCACTCGAAAACATTTGTTACCTCTCCGTTTGTCACATCGAACTCCATACCATACCCTTGCTCTTCTTCCCAGAAGTAAGTGAAGCTTGGTATGTCCTCCATTAGCATGGACAGTATCTCATCATTCGGAGGAGCCCACGCTGTTGTGAAGGTATACAGTCGGTCCTCAGAATTGTTATCATAAGCACCCCACTTTGTACCCCACTCACGATTAGCCCACTCGTACCAGTCGGTACAGCCATACTTCTCCATGAGAATATCATATTGTTGCTGAGATATTGTCTCAGGAATACGCTGAGGACTGGTTGTCCCCTGCAAGTCATCAGGCATTGGCTTGTAGTATCTACATAGCCCTACCTTAGCAATCTCTGCTAGCTTCTCGGCATACTCTTCTTCAACCGAGATAGAATTATATACATGATTTGGCATATCTATTTAATTTTATTTTCATTTTTATTATACTCATCACAAAACTTTTCTGCCTCCTTTTCGGTGGCAAAGTAGCTCCAGTCTGTTCCACTCTCAATGAAGTTGTCTTCATTGTCGTAAACATCTAGAACTACACCATAAGGTGTGTCCCCATAGTGTTCATCTCCAACCATATCAAAGTCAGATACTCTTACTGCTTTAAATTTATACATGTCTATTTAATTTATATTTACATTTAATTTTTAACCACCACTCTTGATGATAGTATTCATTTTCAGTGTACACATGCACCCTTCCATTGCTGTCAAGGATGCAGTGTACTCCTGTCGATAGGACTTTATGTGTTGTCATCTCAGTAAAGCTATGATAGCACCCAGTATAAATATCAATCCACAAACTCCTATTAGTTTGTAGAAAAAGTCTTCAAAATTATTCATCATTCTAAAATTTCATTTGTTATTAAAGTTTTCTCAAAATACTCTCTTTGATTCTTACAACCACTCTGCTCAATTGCTTCTTGCAACCATTTGTCAGAGTAGTATAGTATAAAATCATGTTTCATGTTCTAAAATTTCATTTGTTATTAAATTTGTTATCAGTCCATGCTCGGCTGATTCCACAAGGCGTTTTGCTTCGTGGTAGTCACTGGTGAGTACAACCTTGTTTGGTCTTTCACCTCCGTAGTACAGTTCAACCCTGTACTTTTGTCTATTCGAGAACAACATTCTTCTCGTATATATAATCCTCACAACTCATGCAGTACTTAGCATCTTGATAGTATGGGTCAAAGTGAAGTGTGTCCCCACAAGAACACCTTTCTTCTGTAACCTTCGGCTCGTATGTAGCTGTTCCAAAGTCATCATCAAACTCATCATCTTCCCATGCGTCCCAACTATTCCATCTGTCGTAGCTTGGGAGTACGTTCTGAGTGTATGCCTCGTGGTATACTCCAGTGTCTTCAGTGTCATTGAAGTATATCCATGCAGTCATGAAGTTCTCGTTCTCCATTTCAATCTTAATCTTCTCTCGCTTGTACCAGTTGGGGTGTCCCTCAAGAATATCAAGCTGTGATAGTGTGTACTGGTCAACTAGAAATACATCAACCTCTACATTGAACCCCACACCCTTCTTGTTTAGTAGATAGGGTAGTCCAGTTATGACAAGTGGATACCTGTCTTTGGTGTAACCCCTGCCTACATAAGCTGAAGTGCGAAGGTATCTTGAGTAGTTTGAATAGTCTTTCTTTAGTGTACCATACACTGCAACAGGCACAAGGTCAAGCACATTCTTCTTGCTGTAATATATTCCATTACGCTGCACCCAATCCTGTTCGTTGTACAGCTCGAATGTTTTGTTCTTCAGGTCTGCTGTTACAAACCTACAATCATTCATCTCAAGCACATCTCTCCAATGTTTCTTGGGTATGTCCTTGAGTATCCGAGCCATAGCCTCTGTGTCTGTCGTGTCTGCATCTCCAAGATTGTAGATAGTTCCGTTCTGAAATAGAATCTCATTCTTGTTGATGTTGAACGGGTGGCAGTTTTCTCTTGACACTTTACCAACCGTTGCGTATCTGAAGTGGGCAATGAATGGTCTCTTTGTAAGTAGCACCTCGTATTCTGTGCTGTCAAAGTATTCAATGTTCCACTTGTCTAGCCAAAGAACACCCAATCCATGAGGGTTCTTAGCTGCTGAAGCAACCAAGGTGTCTTGCTTGATTACTTTATCGTTGTCTTGTTTTACAATAATTACACACATAATTTAAAATATTTCTTCCTCTGTTTCTCGTTCTAAAAATTCATGTATAGTTGATGGCGTTTCATCATTAAGTAGATACTTTCTGAAGTCGTAAGACAAACGCTTGATGTAATCAACTTTCTCTCTGTCTTTGTACATACGCATAAGTATGTAGTCAATCTTCTCAAGTAGCTTGTCGTATGATTGCCTTGTTCGTATGCTGTGATACATGATTTTGTAAATCAAATCATAGCGTAACTTTAGCTGTCTTACATTCTTCACAGCACTTGGTATTCGTATCTCAATGCCAAAGTCTTTGACATTGACTGGAGAATACTTTGTATTGTGTTCACGCACAAGCTTTTTGTTTCCACTACAATGCTCCTTGTTTAGTCTGTACCTGTACATTGAGTATAGTATAGCCATGTTACCTCTGACTTTGTTGAGTATGTCATAGCCACCCATTCCGTATACAGATATACAGATATGACCACCACACTTTCTGTTCCATGCTGAATTGATGATAGACTTTGCATCGTCAAATAGTTCAAACACTTCGTTTCTGCCTTCACTTCTTGGGCTATCCAGTGGTAGTATGTTTGTGATAGCTTCAACCCCACATGAGCTGTCACTCTCGTAGCCTTTGAACAAAGTGTGAGAGCCTACATAATCTCCTCTATCGTTTGCCAATAACCCATCGAAGTTTGTGAATTCAGTCTTCTCTATCTCAAATCCAATTCTCATTTCAGATGAGTATGAACTCAAAATAAAATCTGCTTCAGGTGATTCGTGATATGTACAGATATGCTCATCATCTTCTTGACTTGGCATCTCATCTTCATCATAGTAGTACTCCCCATCTTGTTCGCAATAAGTTGCATCATTATAATGAACAGGCCCATCTACATCGTAGCACCACCTAGTATCTTCTACATGCATCCAATACCCTTCTGCTTGACCATACTCCACATACTCGTACTCATCAGGGTCTTCGGTATGAATATACCCCCCATCATACAGCTCACCTTTGTAATCAGTATGATAATACCATACGCGTGAGGACATACACTCCCAAGCATACTCATTCTCAACATACACTCCATCATATTCGCACCACGTCATGTGGTCATGCACATCGTCTTCGTGATACCATCTTCCAGTCTCCTCACATTGATACGCTTCTTCCTTTAGAATGTACGCATCTAAGTAGTCAGCCCAAACACAATCGTCTCTCTCGTGCTCTTTGTCGTTTGGGTATGTAGTAACTAATTTTTCTTCAATCGTCTCCATGATTTAATTTAATTTAGTTTTACAAATTTACAAATAATAAACATAATATGCAAATTAAATGCACATTATTCTTTTAAGTGTTCATAAATTTGCTCTATAATTCTATCATTATCAGCCATATAATCCCAATAGAACTGAGTTATGTCCACTTGATTTAGTTCCACCTTGTGTATATGTATTTCATTATACTCAGGCTCATGTCTTGTCTCTCTCTCATACTCCCATTCATAATGAAAGTCAAGAGTATATGTCTCCATATCATCTTCTATTGTGTACACTCCACTTGTTCTCATAATTATGCTAAGTGATTAAGTTCTGTGTCCAAAGGTGGACTCTCATAGTCTCTTTCGTGCTTGGTATTAGCATTCAGAGTGTTGTCTCTACTATCAAATATACGTTCACTATATCCCATTAGCTTTCCACCCCAATAGCTTGGTGCTGATATAAGATACTCGTGTTCGTTTAGTTTGCTTACTCTAAAACTCTTCATAGTTTGTCCAAAGAATTTCAAAGTATCTCTACTAAAGTAATGTGGACTTGTCTCTGCAGTCCTTTCTTTTATTTCGTATATAGTCATATCTATTTATTTATTCATTAAAAAAATCTTCAACAGCATCATCAAACTCTTGCTCTGTCTTTTTGAAGTCATATTTTAGATTATGTGTTTGAATTTCATGTTGTCCTACAACTCCTATTGTGCCATCATCTAAAAGTATTTTAGCCAATGGAGTGGGGGGTGTGTTTCTTATGGGTTCGTTCCATAAGTCTAATACAATCCCTTTGTTGTCCGTTAAATTGCTGTCTACCATTGCCTCTGTATCAATGATAACATTACTACCTATCTTCATATTTATTTATTTAAATTAATTCTATTAGGAATGGATAGAAACACCCATCAAAATACTTGAATGTATAGCTTCTTCCCTTGTGTTCGAAACTACCTCTGTCGCTTGTAACGTATTTAAATTTTTTGTCGTACTCAAATTTGTACTTCTTTGACAGATGTCGTAGTATTCTGCCGTCTTTTATTACTCTTAATGGATACATTGTTGTCATATCTATTTATTTAAGTCCATTAAAAAATCTTCTGTCTCACATTTCGAGCAATCGAATACTAACTCGTACTCATGCTCAACATAAACTGTCATGCAGTTGTTGCATCTTACTCTATCCATTTTATCTATTTATTTATACATTTCAATCATCTTAGCAATCACATCATCAACAATGCCTGCTTCATCTTCCATTTGGAATTCAAGTGTATATGCTTCCAATACATCAACGATATCGCTGTATATATTATCTGTCCACTTGTCTGTCACCTTGTTTACTAATTCATCTCTACTCATATCTATTTATTTATTCATTACCAAATTTTACTCTATGTAATTCTGATTCTAAATACAATTCTGCTCTGTATTGTACCTCATTCCATGATAGCTCAAGTTCTAAGTCTTGTTCTTCATTACGAATGGATATATTTCTACCATCTTTTATCACCGGTATGTCGTGAAGTATAAACCACTTCTCTGCATATTCTGCTGTTGTCATATCTATTTATTTAATTAAACGTATAGTTCATACAGCCACACGAAGTGCTGTGTTACTTCAGGTATGTTCTTCTTGTAGTAGGGTTGTTCTGATTTTACCCACTCCTTTACCTGATTGTGATTGTCGAAACCTCTGTGTATCATCTTGAATGTTGGCTCGAGTTCATCTATGAAGTCCCCAACAGTCCAACCTTCCCACACGTGTCGGCTTCTGTCCTTTAATGTTGCTTGTTTATATCTCATAATATATTTATTTAAGTTTCACTTCCTCCTCCAAGACTTATGTACAGCTCTGCTTGTAGCTTGGTCTACAATTTGTATTGTGTTGCCTGTCTTATGGTATATAATCGGCACATAGCTATACATTTCAGTTGATGAACAACTGACACAACTAAAAAACCCCAAAGCTACTCTGCCTTGGGGTATGTCGTTTCCACATCTACATCTACTCATAATTATATTCCTCTTTTTTGGTGTTCCTCATCTCTAATAAGCGTGTAATCGTAGTCTTCTTTACCCCAAAATATACTGACCTTTACCATTGTTACGTCTTCATATTTAATGGGTTTTGCTGCATACCCCCATCCGTCAACTATGGCAATTCCTCTGTATCCAAACTCAACAACTCGAAACCACTCGCTGTGTTTCAGATTTTCTTTGTCGGTTGCGTATGGCTCATGTTCGCAAACAGATACTCGACAAACATCTTCTCGATTATAGAACAAGTCCATAACGTCTTGCCCTTCAATAAAAAACTCTCTCATTATTTATTTATTTAAGTTAATCTCTCGTTATAAGTTATTTTCTCTACGAAAATTTCCATGTTCTCGTGGAAGTTACCAAACCTTTTATATGCAAGTCTTGTTATGTGTTGAAAATCAACTTCAAAATCATTGCTAAGGTAAAATGTCTGCTGAGAGCAATGGCTTGTTTTACTTTCCTCATCAAAATGTCCTAATTCTACTTGTACTTTATAATAATTCATAAGTTCTCTTTTAAGTATGTTGATAATAGTATTTCATTTGTTACGCTTGGTTTCTCTTGGTCTTGTTTCAAGATTTTCTGCACCATGCTATCTTCCAAAGCTATGCTTGGGAGTATGTTATGCTCACTGCATATCCAATAAAAATCATTTCGTGTCATAACATTCCTAATTTACGTTCCAATATCTTAAACCTTTGTGCCTTGTTCAGTTCGGCACTTACCTTCTTGAAGTTCTCGTTTGTAACCTCAAGTCCCCTTTCAATTAGGGTATGTCTCACGAGTTCTCCCCACTTTTTCTTCGTGTCCTCGTGTTTCTGCTTCAAGAATTGACCTAATTCTCCTGCATTTACTTTGTAGCTTATCCTTCTACGCTTCATGATTTATGTGATTTAATTTTAAATGTCATATACATTACCCCATGCAGGGTTTTGCCACTCCCAATATAGCCCTGCCTTATTGAGTATGTCGTTCAGCCTTTCACTTCCCCAAAAGTTTGAGTAGTAATCCAGCCATTCATCTTTGCCTTCCTCTGCACTTATCCAAAAATACCCTCTGTAATTTTGGGAGTTTGGGTTCGTGTCGTGCCATATTTTTACAGGTGCATTTAAACTTTGCAGTTTCAAAAATGCAGTCTTGACTTTACTTGGCATGTGTGCCAATTCGTTGTCGTTTCTATTGTACTTCATGATTTATGTAATTAAAAATTAGTTCCCCCACCAGATATTCTCTACGCTGATAGGGGTGGTTGTGGTTTATGCTTTGGCTAATTTAGCTTTGACTTGCTCTGAAATTCTCTGCTTTCTTAGTCCTTTGCCCATTCGAGAAACGGCAAGTTTTGTGTGATACGTTGAGAAGATAGTTTTCTTCGTTCCGTCCTTCTTGTTGAGCTCTCTATCGGTCAAATTTGCAACTACGTTTTTGACGTTGATATCGCTGATTTTTATCTCTACGTTATCTCTGTCGTTTACGTATGCAATGAAGTTTTCCATTGCCTTCTTGCCTTCTGTAAATTCGCTGAATTTACCTTTGGCTGTCACATAGTTCACAAGTGAATTGAGTCCACGAATTTCCTTCTCATGGGCTGATTTCAACTTGCGTTGCAACTCAATGGCTTTGCTGATTTTCTTTGCTCTTGCCTTTTTCGTTGCGTTACTGATTGCTTTAGTTACATTTTGAGTTTTCATAATAATTGAATTTAAAGATTAATAATAGTGTTTAAAAATGTAGTTACCCCACCAGATTTCACTCTGGTAGGGTTATTCGGTTTTTACCTTTCACGCTTTCTCAGGTACGCTCTCTCGTAACGCATGGCGTTTTTGTACTTGTTTTTCCCATAACCTAATCTGTTGATTAGGCGTTCAGTATTCGGTGGCTTTTACCCCACTTCACGCAAGTTTTCAAACTTGTCGTTGCACTTTACACGATGCCCTGATACGTTGCCTATGGTTGGCTATCTACTCTTGCTTTGAGCCTTTCGGCTTTGCAGTTCCTCATCTATTACCCCCGAATGAGAGGGGGATATCTAACTTCGTACTTTTTGCTCGTTGAATAACTTGATAAGATGTTATCGTTTTAACCTGTGAATACAGGGATAACTCTCGTTGCTACTTCGTACTCTGTTGTACTTCGATAATTCAATCTCGACTACACCTATACACGCTACTTCTCAAATTTATAGGCACTCTCGAACTTGTAAGAAAAATCCTACAAGTAGGAAATTTCCTACATGCGTTACACCCTACGAGGTCGAGGGCTGTATGTGTGTGTCGATATGTCAAAGAACGATGACACAAACGTATATATATATATTTAGACTACAAAATGCTGATAATGAGCAAGTTACGTTTCTGATATGGCTGTAAGTGGCTGGTTTTCAGGTAGTTATGGACTTGGCACAAAACATGAAAATAATATGATATTAATAGCATTTTTATGGACATTTCAGTAAAACAATGTTTTTGTTGTGAATAATTTAATAAAATTGCGATTTCGTTGCATTATTCTCATGAGAATTTCGCAATAAAATAGGTGTTTTTGGGGTATTTATTGAGAATATGATAATTTGAGGTTTTTGTTTTGGTATTGTTTCCTTCGGTTGCACAACTAAATTCAGTTTGTAACTTACTGAAAATCAAGTATTTATGATATATGGTATTCCCCCCTAAAATATAAGTGTAACTTGTTGATGCTCAGGGTGTTACGCCCTCTCTCTCTGTATCTGAAAAGCTACAACAGAGATAGCTATAAGTCCCTGACACTCAGGCATTTACGAGAGTTGTGTGATATGATAAGATACTACAACAAGAATGTAACTATCTGATAGTCAAGCAGTTACAAAAGGGTAAAAAATCCGTAGGGCATGGCTCAAAGGTGCACCCCCCCTGAAGAAAAAAAGCAGTTTTACTTTTGCGATGCGATGCGTAATATGTGTGTATAACCCTCAACTTCCACATATCTAACACAATTTGTTCAGAGGTATTGGTTACATTAGCTATATGAACACAGACATCGTACTAAGCATATCAAATAGAGTTAAACACGGCCCACTAATTGGCTGGTCATACTTCCCAAGAGACAAAGAACACAACTATAGAGAGCTGAACTTATACCTATTCTTTATAGGTTTACACGTTAATTTCTAGCCAGAATGTTGATTTTCAACATCAGACTGCTGAATTTATGTAAACATTTTTCTTGTAACTTACTGATTACTAGTCTTTTATGTTAATATGTTGATTTTACTACCTATTATAGAGATTTAAAAATAATAGTATATAATAGTATTATACTATAGTAGTATAGAGAAGAATAAAACTGTCATATTAACATGTTTTGTTTTTTGGTATTGTTATTGGTATATTTGTAGAAAATCTAATCGAATGAATGAATTAAGTTATACACCAAAAGAACTTGTGTTCGACCAGGAGGGTCGTGACAAGTTGCTAAATGGAATCGAAAAGATTTCAGAAGCAGTTAAGAGTACACTCGGTCCACGAGGAAACACAGTACTTATAGAATCACAAAACCATACTAAAGGAGTTACCATTACAAAGGATGGTGTTACAGTAGCAAAGTCAATAGCACTTGAAGACCCTGTTGAGAATCTAGCTGTACGCATTATGAAGGATGCAGCAGACAGAACAGCAGTCAGTGCAGGTGACGGCACAACTACAGCTATTGTTCTTACAGAAGCTATTATCAAAGCGGGTATGGAACATCTATCTTCAGGGGACGTTAGTGTCACAGAGGTAATCCGTGAGATTAACGATATGTCTGATGAGATAGT